CCTCCGCTGGCTCCTCAGCGGGTTCCTCAGCGTGTTCCTCAGCGGGTTCCTCAGCGGGTTCCTCAGCGGGTTCCTCAGCGGGTTCCTCGAAGCGAAGCCCGGTAATATCAGGGTTAGTAACCTGGGAGAGAACGTGGTCGCTAAGCTCACTCCCTTCCGGTAGGAATACGAGCTCTCCGTATTCGTTGTGGATGTATGTAGGTGCCTTAGTGACCATGTTCGTTTCTCCTTCAGGTAGTTAGATTATTTACAGAACCTTAGCCTTGAAAGCGGCATCGGGGCTGTACAGGGCGGGCATCGCCACAGAATCCACAACAATGTCACGCAGGGACGCAACGTTAGGACGCTGAACGATATTAGCCACGATACCCTGACCGTTCACGCCGGTCCAGCCGAGGTTCACAGCGGTCACGGTTCGAGAGAACACGGTCTCGCCGAGGATACGGTTGTCAGACGGTGGAAGCAGGAAGATGCTGTCGTCATCCAGAACATTCACAGGGCCGTCGTAGGTGTTCACCTGGCGGTCATACAGAGTAATCTGCGGGAGAAGCTGACCAGCCAGGATGCCGTTTATTTCCTCAAGGGTTGCAGGACGGTAACCGTCGCCAACCTTAGTAGCGAACTGAGTGTTGGTCTGGATAGCCAGGAACACGCGGGTAGACATCACCATCGCGCCGGGATAGAAGCCGTTGAGCTTCTTGTAAGCCTGGCGCAGCTTCACCAGCTCATTCAAGATGTTGGTGCCTGCGGTATCAAACTTAGCCGCCACGGTCACGTCTGCCTCTGCAGAGCGGCCCCATACATCCTCAGTCACGCCGCCAGCTTCGGTCTCTACCAAGAACTTAGCCTTGTTGAGGGTCTGCCCACGCTGGTACTCAAGACGGTCAGCAATCGACTCTACGCCCTGCATGACCTTATCCTCAATGGACTTGCGGATAATGTCGTTGGACTGGATGCGAGCGCGAAGCTGGTCCTTTTCGCCTATGGTGTATTTCTGAGTCAAGGGGATGTTCTCAAAACGAACAATCTTGACGGGGGGCTGAGTACCACGGCTAGGCTCAGCATCCCAGGCGCGGTTGAACGCCATGACGGGGCGGGTGACCTTGAGGTCCTTGGTGTTCAGGTCAATGCCCTCAACGTAGCGTTCAGGGAAGAACGAAAGCAGGGAGTTGGCGGCAATCTCCTGTGCTTGGATGTTCTTGTAGTACTCTTCCGCGAAGCCGGTCAGGTACTCCGGGGTAGTAATCTGGTCCAAATCATAAGTAGACATTAGTTAGCGCCCTCCATGAAGATAAAGTGCTTGCTATCTGCGGGCTTCTCCAGAGCAGAACCAGAGGCGAGCTTAGGCAGACGCTTATGAATGATAATTCCCTTGACAACGACGGCTACCTGCTCAGTGCCGGTGGTGTTGGCGTGGTCGAACAGCAGGAATCCTGCAGGGTCAGCCGTGGCGGGCTTTACCTTGTTGGCTTCGATAGTCACGGGGTAGCCGGAAGGTACACCGTTGTATTTCTTGATAACTTCCGCAAAGTCTTCGGCGCTAATGGTGAGCGACTGAGCCTCAATCGAAGCGGTCTCACCAGACAACCAAGCCGGGAGGTTGCGGTTAATGGTAGTGCTATGCAGATTAGGCACTTGTAACCTCTCTATTTCTTGTTGAACTTAGCTCGCACAGCGGCGGCGCCGGAGGCGAAGCTGTTGTTAGACGCGTTACCTGTATCGGGCGCGCCATTTAGTGATGGAATGCTAGATGCCTTAGGTTTCATCTGCTCAGTCAGTGTAGCGAGGATACCGTCAAACTTAGCCTGGTCGAAGTTCCCTTCCGAGTCCAAGAACGACGCGGCACCCAAACTATCGAATGCGCTCTGCAAACTCGATAGCCCGTTCGCACTCAGCCCGGCTTGAATCTTCGACTCCGCAATCTTAGTAGATGCGTTCTTCTTGTAGTCGCTGAACTCATTCTGCAACGCCTCTAGCCGGTCAGCTACAGAATCATCTGCATCCTCAGACTTGCGACCCTTCTTAGCCCGAGCCTCCCACTCACGTGAGTGGGACTTCCACTGCTCTACCTGCTTAGTCAGATTTTCAATCTGAGCTTTCAGGTCTTCCCCGCTTGTTGAGGGTTCCGAAGCATCCCCTGCGGCGTTCTCCTGAGTAGCCGTTTCGGCGTTCAGGTTCTCACCTTCCGGGGTTTCCTCCGTACCAACGTTCGCAGACAAAATCTCCTGTGGCATATCTGTATTCCTTTCATCCCCATTCCGGGGGTTTAGCGAGAACCACCTGCGTATTCCTTCACGCCGAGATTCTGCATCTAGTGAGCCTTCCAGTCGCGCATGAAGTTCTTCTTCCGAAGCATCATTAAGCGTGATTACTGAGTCGGCTTTTATGTATTCCGCAAAACCCTTTCGGTCTGCTGGGTCTGGCAATGTGCGGGTAACCCACACGTCCCTCTGGGACCCTCGCAGGTGCAGGCTCTCTTCCAGAGCCGCCCTTAGCACAGAGTCTCCATCGAGTAAATCCAAGTCTATAATAGCATCCCCGGGCTTAGCGTTGTCTCGAACATATGTACTCTTGCCGCTGGCCGGGGGTCCTGTAATCAGCCGAATCATGAGGCATACGCTTTCGCCTGGCGTTCCCAATACGCGATACGGTCTTCTAGAACAGATGTTCGAGTGCGTCGTGGCTTAGCGCGCTTACGCCGCAGGGCGGCCAATTCGTCCCGCGCGTCGATAGCCTCTTCCTTGGGTGTATGTACGTAGGAAGCACGGTCGGCGTCCTCCCCAGAGAGCGCGTACTTCTCTTCCTTCGGGGTAAGTCCGCTCTTGGACTTCTGTACTCGTCGCGCCAGGGTAGGCCCGCGCTCCCCCGAGACATACTCAGCAATGCGCGTGTTCGATAGTTTGCTGGCGGTATTCCCACCTGCAACCCTGTAGATATAATCCAGGTCTTCACGGTTCAGCTTCAAGCCGGGGTCCGACGTGTTCGTGACGGGCAGAGTCTCGCACTTGCAGTTATCGTGCAGCGGGTACAGCTGGTTCGTCGAGTACAGACGGTCAGCCGCTACCAGGCACAGACCACAGGTACCCGTCTTAGACAGCTCGGGGTGGATGATGCGGCGGTACCCGATAACCCCCTGCGGCGCGGCTGCTTCGTATACCCGCGCGGCGCGCTCACGGTTCGCCATACGAACATCCGCGTCTGCCAGCTGACGAACGCGAGCTAGAGTCTTGAGCATGGCTTCCTGGTGCGAGTCGCCATTGTTACGGGCAACGCGATATTCCTTGATGGGGCGCTCCCACACATCTTCCGGGAGAATGTTCTTGCGTGGGTACGAGCCGTCCCGTGCCGGGGATACGTCCTTGGGGAACTTCTTTCCCTCAGCTTCCAGAGCCTCTTGCAGGAACGCATCAGCATCAGCACGGGTTTCGTCCATAATCTCTAGAACCTTCTCGACAGTATCATCCACCAAATCATCCACTGATGCTGAGGTCAGAGGGTCCGAGCGCCAACGGGCAAAGAGCCACTGCACCAAAATCTCAACCAGAGACTTGTTGCGCCGCGACTGGGCTTTAGCCAACTTCCCATAGAATCCCGAAGTAGCCACTAGACGGCACCACCGTTACGTTGGTTCGACAGGTTAGCCTCTGGGGAGGTGTTGTTCAAGACCTGGCGGTTCTTCGGGTCTGGTTCCTGTATGCCGTCAGTGGGTTCTTCCTGCGCTTGGTTGGAGAGGTTCTGCTGAGCGGTGGCGTTAGCTACCACCAAATCCCGAAGCGCCTGGTTACCCTGCACCCGCTCAACCTCAGCAATATCCAACGCTGAGAACCCACCAAACTTACGCAGCGCCACCGTCAGCGGTACGCCCGCAGAGGTAGCAAGCTGGACGGCAGACATACGCTCAACGTCCGAAGGCCGCTTCGGGTTCACCCAATCGATATTGATTTTAGTAGCGTCCGCGCGCTCGGAATCCCCGCGTGCCAGCATGGCGTCCGCGAACAGACGACGAAGGGTCGAAGTAATGCGCATCTCCAGGGACTCAATATCGAAAATCAGCGGCTCGTTCTGCATGGATGCGCCCTCCGCCGAAGACGTGGACGACTCTGGGGACAGGATGTAGAGGGGGGTCTTCGACTCTGCGGCAAGAATCTTGATGTTATCCAGCACGACGTTGCGGATAGGGTTCAAGTCCGTAGCGGAGGACTCCCAAATATCAACGCCGTCAGGAAGCATCAGCAACGCATCCGGTGCTGTCTCGAACATGTCTGCTGAGTACTGAATCTCGTTGCCCTTGTTGTCATACTTAGGCAGGTTAGACAGAACCGTCTTACGGAATGCTTGCGTGGCGGTGAGAATGCCTAGCTGCAAGATAGTGTGGTTGATGCGCGAGAGCGTGGGCAGGTGACGGTAGATGATGCCATCACCGTCAGATAGTTCGTATATCGTGACGGACTCACCCTCTACCGTTACGGGCGCTTCCCACTCCCACTCACCGAGAATCGGAGAGAACTCCGCTAGGTCGGGGCATGCCCACTCGCCGGTGGCCTGGAGAGGTACATTCAACTCTGCTTTCGCCAGACGGTAATACCCTGGACGGGCGAAGAGCATGATGCGGTGCTTGCGGTCAGCCGACGCGTACATGGCAATAGCCGCGACGGTGTTACCTGCAGCGTCGCGGTCGCAGTACGTATGGGAGGGGGGTAGGTGCATCAAGCCGTCCTCCGTCAGCGCAAGATACCCCTTGCCGGAGGTGAGCGTGTCTCGAAGTGCGTCAGTTAGTTTCAGTTTGAAATCCGACTCCTGGATGAATGCCTCAATCTCGTCATCACCATCCGCCGAATCATCCACCGCAGACTGCACACTGTGCACACCAATGCGGGGCAGGCGAGAGTCCACCAAGAGGCAGGCCGCGTTCACTCGGGATTTCTTCTGCAGGTTGTACCACGCCCGCTGTACGCCAGCGTTAGTGCCGGAATTGTCCGGCAGGGGGATAGGCGCGCGCCCCGAGTACCAGCTGTTCATGTCCTTGATGTGCTTACGGCGGCGGCTGAGCTGGCCGTACAAAAAGTTGATGTACGCCAGGTCTTCTTCAAACGGTTGTATTTCCAAAGTATTACCTCAATCGCATAGGGGCGGCAGACTCACGAGCCATGGCTATAGTATGACCCTTCGCGCTCACACGTAGCTTGGACTGATACGCCAGCATGAGAGCGTAAGCCGCGTCAATCTTTCTCGCGGACGACGGCGACTCCTTATACATGATTCTACCTGCACGTGTTTCTCTATACATGGCGTTGTTGAGGTGCCTCAACAACACGCCGGGGCCTGTTAGCTTCACCTCGCGTTCGTACAGGGCAACTCGAAGAGAGCGCGTGGCTTCGGCAACCCTGTTCAGTTGGTTACCGCGCCACAGCATGGAACCAAACCCATACTTCGAGCCGCGGCGGGCGGATGCTCGCTTCGCGTTAATCAGAGACTCCCATTCAGCGGCTAGAGACTCCCACCCGGCGGGGTCGAACAGCCCATCAACCACGTTGAAGTCCTGGATGAACCTCCGCATCACGTCGTCAATCTCTGCTCGGGGCGGCTCCCACCCACGACCCGATTCATCGTCCGGCTGCTCCCAGACACGCACTGCCCACGCCAGGCCGTCCGATACTCGCATGGCTACAATAGCTGTAGCGTCAGTAACACCGCGCGAGCGACCCCAAGAGCCGTCGAAGCCCACCACAAGCATGTCTTGCCGGGTGATGGGGTCAATACCGGATGCTTCCAGGTTCTCGTGGGTCGTGGCCTGCAGGACATCATACGGTATGAACGCATCTGCAGAAGCGTGTGGCTTGTTACCGAAGTACCGCGCCGCGTCTGAAAGCGTCGTGGCGGGGTCGAACACATCATCTAACACACCGTTGATACGCACCCACCCGCCGGGGTAGGGTGAGCCTTCAACGCCACAAGGAGGGGTGTGAATCTTGCATCCCGTGGGGGACTTCAAAGAATCCCCGTAGGCGTGCTCAAGTCCAGAAATGATGCTGGACGGGTCAGCTAAGTCTGGGTCTCCCCAATCCCTAGTGTCGTAGAGGATGTTGTTACGGAACGACTCTCCAGCCATACCCTTCTGCCACGCATTCCAGGTCTGCTCCGCGAAAGAACCCTCGCCAGGCACGAATGCGTTCGGGGCTTCCAGTAAAGTTCCGTCTGCCTTAGACAGGTTTCGCTTCGCTACAGCCCCAAGACGGTCGCCGCCGTTCGACGGTACCCACGTCTCCGTCTGGTCGGCAATAGTGAACTGGTTCGGCTTACCCTCAAGCGAGCGCGCCGAGGATGTACGCGGCGCGATAAGACCGTTGTGGGGTAACAGAATACGTGTCTCCATCACTTCCACACCGGGGTATTCCCAGAGAAGATGCTCTGAGGACATCATCTCCTTCATAGGCTCGAAGGCGTTTCGTGTCTGCTCTTCCGAGACGGCAAGCAAGGTGATTTCTACTTTTCGCTCCGCGTTCCAGGGCTGCCCGACCGGGCGTCCGTTTGCATCCCACCCTGCGAAACGGCACGGGCCGAGGGCTTCGAAAGCGGCAATCGCGGCGAGGAACGGACTCTTCCCCCATCCTTTTGGGCGCTGTATAACGCCGCGACGGTACACGCGCTCGCCGGTGATGGGGTCGATGCGGTACCAGCGCAGGATGAACTCAGCCTGTTCCCGTGTCGGGCGAAACGGTTCATCCCACGTGACGGTAGGGCGGGACAGGTATGTCTCCATCCACTCAAGGGCGATGTACCCGAGAGTAGGTACCTCGCCCTTGTATCGTGGCTTGAATCCCGCACGCACTGGGGCGTTAGCGAATGTATCAATCATGTCAGGCTATGCCTCTAACCTCAGCTCGCCATAGGTAGCGTTACCCTCTACATGCCGGGGGGTGGGCGCTTTCTGAGTGTGCTCCGCCAAGCGGCGTTGTAGTTCTTCTGCAGTAAGAAGCTCTATCTTAGCCCCGGCGATAGACTTCGGCGACAGGATGAACTCGCGCGCACTGGAGACAGCAACCTCAACGGAACGCAGGGTTGATACACCGCTCTCGAACTTACGTGCCGCCTCTTCAATAGGCATGATGACTGAAAGGATGAAGAACTGCCATTGAGTCTTCGTGAGGTTCTGCAGGGTAGGGTGCTCCTTGAGGGAGTCCCAGAACTCTACCGTGAACGCGTGCCAATCAAAGTAGTCGGGTAGCTCGGGCTGCGGTACGGGGCGGTACTCCAGAGGCGTAGCCTGGACGACCTCATACTGTCCGCGCTTGCTGCGGCTGCTCTTGTTATTCCCCTTGCCTGGCATAGATATTCTCCTTTGTGTTCAGTGACTCCCATTCGGCAACCTCTTTCGTATACCTCTTCAAGCGCATACGTTGGATAGGTTTCATCTCTGCTGGGGGTATCGCTTTCAGTTTTCGTAGTGTGCGCCGGATGTGCTGCTTGTGGCGGCGGTGCGCTAGACCGCACTTCTTAGAGCAATACCTCCGTGGCGCGGGGACTGCGCTATACTCTAGAACAGGTTTGTGACATCGAAGACATTTTCGATAACCGTCAACCGATTCAAGCTTATGTTCCATAGGCTCTCCTGGCATTAAATTTATTTAAGACCCAATATGCCTTAAGTTGTGGCGCTTCTCCCACAGTATACAGGGTCTTTCGGGAAGGCTGCCTAGCCGGGCGCGCGGCGTTGCGTGCCGGGAGGCAAAAATTATTTCCTATGATTTTACTCACACGTGTACGGGTGAATATTTATGACCGCACACGCGCTCGAAAAATAGAACACCTTTTCTAAGCCCGTACTTTTCGAGATGGTTCAGAGCCCGAGCGACAGAACCCGGCGGAGGGGGTAAAGCGGGCGGGGGTACCGCCCCTCCCCCTGGTTCGAACACGTGTTCTACCCCGCAGGTGTGGATGTGCATAGTCTTGCGAGCACACGCATACACATTCAAGCGTGTGCACACGCAAAGAACGAAGATGACTTGACGCGCATCATGAAATGATGTACACACGCACACACGCACACACGCACACACGCACACACGCACACACGCACACACGCACACACGCACACACGCACACACGCACGCACACACGCACGCACATGCGTGTACCTATGTACATACACGTACCCATATGCACGTACCCATATATAGTGTGATTCAACTCATAGCGTTTACGTTTGACAAATTATCAAACCTTAGTGCATTATGGATATATCAACAAAACGAAATAGTGATAGCGAGTCAGGTAGCCTAAGGGTTACCAAGAGCTTCTAGAGGCTCTAGGGAGAGTAGCAAATACCGCTAAAGCGTGATGTGAAAAGCACGGTAAAACGTGGATGACTAGACCAGAAAGAAAACTTGACAAATCATCACAAAGAATGTAGAGTTGATACCAACAACAAAACAAATTGCTCTTTGATAATCAAATAGAGGACTGTGAACAATGACAACTGATTACGTCATGACGTGGGTAGCATATATGACTTCATGGGCAACCTATGCACATGAAAGCCCTATCGCATGGGTAACAAACTTGCTAGACCCGCTCATGAAAATTGCAGGTATGTAAACCTGCCGCATACAGAGAGACAGTCTCCTAGCCGGGTGCAATTCCCGGTGTATGCACGGGACACCCCGATAACGGGTAGCCACAACCACCTTATGAAAGGAACCTTGACATGAACAACAAGGAAGCCCTGAACGTTCTTATGAACAACTACAAATCGGGCAAACTTGAGCGCCTCGTACATGAATATGGGGCGGATGAAGTGGTAGTACAGTACTCTGGCACTCTGGAATTTAGTTCCGGAGAGTTCGACGTATGGGGGCTACCAGAAGTTGAAATGCGTAAGCTCAATCGCGTGTATAGGGCTGTAGGGCTTGGCGATATTCAAGGGTATATTACCGGGTATTCCTACCTACGAGATAAAAAGGTTTTCATGTTCCTTTCGCCTAAGGGTGAAGACATGGATATTTCACGTAACCTATTCGGAACTTTTGATATGCGGGCTGTGATGGAAAAAGCCGGTGTGCATATCTACTTCATTCGCTAACCAAAACCACACCTCGAAAGGATATGACCGAAATGCGTAAGCCTGCAAAAGAAACCATCATAGAAGCTTCTAAAAACGGCACTCTAGCCGGGCTTTTAGAAAAGCACCGCATAAAGAACCTGGCAATATTCCTACTGCGGGAAAACCCCTACACAGCTCTACGCCGCTGGGCTATTACGGACTATCAATACGGGCGATTGAACGCGGTCTACAAAGACCTGGGCTTGGATGACCTCAAATACTACATGCGAAGCTATCGCTATTCCGGCTCCACCTATACCCACAATTTCAGCACGGGATGTGGATACAGCATTTTTGATTCAGACTTGCTAGGCGGGGATGCGGATGGACGTGTAATCGCGGCGTTCAAAGATGCCGGGCTTGTTATCGACTAACCTTCAACCGCTGTTCACTCAGCAGAAATAAACACTGCACATTTTCACCAATAAGCGGTAGCCCGTTATGGTACGCGCCGGGGTTCGATTCCCCGGGCGGGCACGTTCTATACACACCTCAATCTGAAAGGTAACCGGGCATGAAACATCTGAAAACCATCGCAACCATAGCCGGGCTTTGGGTAGCCATATTCGCTACCGGGTTCGCGTTCGCGTATCAGTACACGCTGTTAGCCGAAACCCTTGCATGGGGTATCGGGGCATGCCTAGCCGGGGTGCTCATGTTCCTGCCCCTCATGCAGGTAGCAACAGAACCTAAAGATAACCGGGCTTCCAAGCCTGGTAAGGACGTTGTCCGCGCCCTGGAAGCAGACACAACCGACATTATCGCTCGCAACCGCCGGGCATTGGCATAACCAGAAAGGAACTTAGACAAATGGGAAACCCTCAATACATTCAGGATGCAGTAGACAACTTTGAAGACCTGTACGGTGGAGAGCTGACCGCTAAGCAACGACAGAACCTTGTAGAAGCCCTTGAGTACGGGGGAATTTCGCTCGGTATGGATGTAGACGATGCTACAGAAGCGCTTTCCGTATGGGGTGATTACACCGGCGACATGGAGCGTGCGCTAGATAGCGTGGGGGATTTGAAAGCCTTGCTAAATGGATACCTTGGGGGTTACGACTACCTGGAAGACTTCTTAGCGAATTGGTACGTAGAGTCCTTAGGTCTTTCAAACAGCGATTTAGCTTCATACGCCGCTAAATTCCTGGATGTTGAAAAGTATCAAACCCATCTTGAAATCGATGGATGGGTGTTCGCGTCTTACGCCGCTGACACAGTAACTCATGTATTCGCTTTGTAAGAAAGGCTTTGAACCATGGCACCTTTAGACCTAACTAAAACAGAATTGACACCGCAAGAGAGCGAAGATATTCGCAACGAAGTGGCACGCTTTGAAGTGCTGTATCAGGAACGCTACGGCGCTCTAAAGCCCCTGCAACGGGCTAATCTAACCCACGCCTACCGGAACGCCGTTGAAGCGGGTATCGGGATTGAATGCCCTGCGGATGCCCTAATGGCTTATGGCGTACACACCGGGCTAACTGATGAAATGCTGGATGCCTGGCAGGTTATAGAGCGTCTGCTCTTCGATTACGACGGCGACCACAAAGACCTTGACGCATACATACGCGAGCTTTACTACTGGTTCTTCGATATAAACGATAAACAAGCCCTGCCCTTCATAGATACAGCTTCGTTCAAGGGTGAGCTGGAATGCCGGGGATATTGTTTTGCGCCATCCCTAGACGGTACCGTGTACCACGTCTTCAACGACTAAACAGAAAGGCTCTATAGGAATGTCACAATACAGCGTTGCATTGGTGGTGAACCACCAAACCGGTGTTGCAGGTTTGAGCATCACCAAAGAGAACGGGAAACGCCCCGGTCAATACCGACAACACTGCTTTTCCATAGATACAGCGGAACGGATAGCAACCGCAAACGGCAAATTCAAACTGGATAACCCGGAACTAAACGGCGCTAACGACACCGCGGCGGTATGGGTGCAAGACGTGCAACATGAGTTTTTCCGCCGCTTGGTAGCCCGCGATAATCCGCTAATCTTCAACGGTGGTGTAGTGTACGACGCGAAAGACTCGCGTACCCACAGTATCAAAGGCTACGGAGACCGAACCGAATTTCTGTTCATTGTTAAAGGCGTGGAGGGCGACTCAATAGCAGACCACGCTTTAGACGTTCTCAAGACTCACGGACAAGCCGGGTGCGAGATTCTAGGGCTGGATGCCAACGAGCTAATCGACGGCGGTGCGGACCTATGCTACATGAGCCCAGAAGAGGCGCTGGAAGAACTGGAACGGTCAGAAGAACCCGCTGGGATTCGACTTGAGGCGGCGCTAGAAGTCCTTCGTGAACTGGCACCGCATTACACCAAAGTTGCAGATGCTCTTTCGGATGCGGGCGTACAACTTGTAAATGAGATTGAAGCGAACGCACAGGAAGAACCCGAAACTGATAGCCGTCTTGAAGACTTGTACGAACAGCTTCGAGATATTCGGGAAGGGTACTACGGAAACGATTTATCTGGGGCTATCGAAAAACTTTACCACCAAGTAATAGACATGATGGAAGGAAACTAACCATGAAGAAACTCATTGCACCTCTTGCCGCTGTTGCGGTGGCATTCTCAACTCTGGCACCTCTGGTACCGGCGGACGCCGCCCCTAGACAGCCGCTTACGAAGACTCAATGCCAGCGCCTTCGCGGGGTAGACCCGTGGGTTCCTTACTGGCTGAACCAAAAGCATTGTAGCGGGTGGATGGGGTTCTTGAACTGCGCGTTTGGTAAGCCGTACTGCGAGTAACCGCTAACAACTAAAACGCCCCGGTGCGGAATGTACACCACGCCGGGGCACCACAGAAAGGATTCATCATGACCGCAATAAAAAGCGCACTAGACTACTTTGCAAACGGCTACGAAGAGATAACCGGTAGCATGCTACCAGCTGACCTTAGGGCGAACCTCAAGCGAGCACTTCTAGCCGGGGTCTATGGCTTTGAATATGACCCGGGTATTATGACACGCGCTATCCTTGCTTACGGCGACCGTACCGGGTTCCTAACGGGTTTAGTGCACAGCACACGTATTATGCTCACAACATTCAACGAATTTCAGGGGTGGTTTGAGAGTGAAACGCAATGCCTGGCACCTATCTACCGCGCTAGGTATCCGCGAAGCACTAAAGCCCCTACGGGCGAAGACCTCAAGTTTCTGCGCGAGGAACTGGAAGCCGCTAAATGGCGTTTCTGCCCGGATGTGTACGGCAACGGCGTTTACGTATTCGCTGGGGAGATTGTAGGAGACTACTAATGTCTAAGAAACTTCGGGCACTCACCACCGCAGGGGCTTTAGTCCTAACCGGGGCTTTTGGGGCGGCTGTTGTAGCAACCGGTGGCACCGGAAACGGTGCGACGCTGGGAATGCTACTAGCCGGGGGCTACGCGGCTTACCAACTCATGCGGGGTAACGGTGAGTAATGACATATGGGAAGCCCTTGAAGCCCTCATGATACGACTTGAGGGCGCAGGGGCAGACCTGGAACACCACTTACATAAGCAGGAACGGCTTGAACGATACCGCGAGCGCCTCAAGGCGGACTCAGGCATGTTGTTTGAGTTGTTTGAACCGCTGACACAACATTGTTCTGTTATCAGGACTTCACTACCAACCGCCGCGCTGGGAGACCAGCGCATGATATTCATCTTTTAGGTAGAGGTATACGACATGAACTCACGGCTTAGCAAGTTCCAGCAAGAGCAAATCGAACACCGGAACGCAATGTACAAAAAGAACCGCCAATTAATACGAGACCTCAAGGTGACCCCGTTACGCCTTCCTTACGGCGTGCAACAAGAAGTATGCGGCGAACTTGAGCGGGCACTAGAGTACAAACCTGATGGGTGGGATGTGTACTTACAAATGTATACGGAGCGTGTGCCACTGAAAGGTATCCGGGCTAAGTTTGAGGTATTCGGAACGGACAAAAAAGGTAACCGGTACCCGGTGTACCAGTCCGATTACTTCGATATGCCCGCGAACTTTGCACACCCTGAGTTACAAAACACCTGGTTTAGTTTCAAGTGGTACCCAGAAGGCATACACGCCGGGGGCATCTCCAAGTTTGAAGCGTTGCACATAGAAACTAAAGATGTATTCGCACGTGAAGGTTACGCTCCCCCTCTACATGATAAGTACTACATCTTCGTACCGAACGTACCAGAGAGCGAGAAAGACTAATGACTTCACAGATTATCAACGCATTAATTCTAGCCGGGTCTGCGTTTCTGCTCATACTTACCGGGGTCATAGCGTTATACGCTAAGCGCTCTGCAAGCCGGGATAGGGCGTGGTGCAACTACCGCGTGGGAGACGTGTACCACGAGGTGCTACCATCCACCGGGCACGAAGACCTGTACCGCGTGTACATGGAACTGCAACAGCGCATCACCGTACTAGAAGAAGACTACTACAACCGCCTGGCGCAACAGCGGCGGGCACGAGAAGAGATGATGAACCGCCGTCGCCCCTCCCCCGTGCCGGGGAGCCGCAACGAACATCAAGATAACCGGGCTGGCACACGCTAGTCAGAGAAGAAAGGTATCCGGGAATGGTAGACCTAGAGAACATATTACAACCTCCCAAAGAGTCAAAGCCCCGCGCGCACTACTCGGTACAGTTTGAGCATTACGCCGTGGGAGACCGTGGCGGCATCCTAACCTGTCTCATTAGAGATAACCGGGCTGGCAGGTTTGTAGGGGGTTCATCTGTAAAGTATGAGCAGAGCGCCCCGCATGGTGATGTGAAACGGCGTGACGCGCTGAGCTTCGTAATCGCAGACAGCCTAGGCACAAGCGTTCGAGACGGGGGTGTCCCCCTCTTCAAGAGCTGGGAGCAGGTACGCCAGAGCGTGCACGCACTAGCTGTATCAGACGCTCGCAGTAACGGGCATCATCTAGTACTCACAGAAGGAGGTGACATGTAATGAAGCGGTTAGCATTCGATGTGTTGCAGGGCGATACGCTGGTAGGGTTCGCTACCTTGCCGGGTGTGCTACGGGTAGTACCACACCCGAGGTCTAACATTGTCATGCGGATTCGGCGTAAAGCCTTTGTAGAACCGGCGTTCTACGTGCCGGGGGGATATGAAGGCAAAGAAACCCCGGTATGGCGACTTGCAGATGTTGATGGATGGGTGCAGAACAACCCGTACCGTGCACCCAGACGGAAATAACAGGAGTGATGACATGAAGGACTTTACAAAGGGCATAAGCAACCACACAGGACCCGACCCTAACAGGCTGTTCAATGGTTCTACCGGTACCGCCGGGGGAAGTAAGAGCAAGAAGAAAAAGAAGAAAAAGAAGAAGAAGCCCAAGGTGGGTGCGTTCTCTTCACCTGAGGAAGCCATCCCGTTCATAAAAGACCTCACGAAGTTACTCCGAAAACGTCTCAAGCCGGGTACTGGTGTACTCATCGGGGCGGGGCTATCCCCCGTAGGCTTGCCCATCATCAAGGTGGGTATCGGCAAAGTAGAGAACATAACTATGGCGTGCGAGTTTCACTCAGATAACCCGTTCTTAGACCTGGAAGTCTGTATGCCACAGGCTAGGTTTGTTATGGATATTAGTTCTGATGACGAGAGCGGGAAGTCATGAGCAAACGAACAGGATGGAAAAAGAAGAGCGGGCTGACCTATCGGCAGTCGCCCCGTTGGAAGCAGATACGCCTTGCAGTGCTCAAGCGAGACGGTTTCCAATGCACCGCCATCAACGGCAACACCAATGAGCGGTGCACAAGCCGGGCTACCGACGTAGACCACATCAAGGGGCACAGTGATGACCCGGATAACCTAGCGTCACTGTGCGCCCACCACCACAGAATGAAAACTAGCGCCGAGACCTACGAAAAGAACAAAGCTCGCCGGGAAGCGGCGATGTTACGTGCTGGGGAGGCGGTACGCTCTCTAGCCGGGGGTATAGTGCCCCGGGAAAAAGGAAGTGTCAGCGCCGGTATCGACTGGAAAGCGTTCCGGTCGCTGCCAGAAAAGATAACCGGGCTCGCAGACGAGTAAGTTTGCGAACTGGGGGAAAGGTATATGAGCAATGAAAACAGGAAACTATACACCCGATGGTCTTCGCAAGCTGACCGAAAAGGTGTACGACGCTATCGCGCCGGGAATTGGTGAGAACGACGCCTACGTGTTCACGGTAACGCGGGGCACTCATGGTAGCCCTTGGATGCATGGCTTCCCCGTCGGGGCTGAGGGTCTTAGCGTATCGGTATCGGGGATGGGGCAGTAAACGCTGCTCCAGATACTACGCATGTATCGCTGGTGACAAAGCCCTTAGATAGGGAGTTCCGCAACGTCGTAGAGATAAACGTTATGTGGGTCGCCCTTGCCGGGACGGAGGTATTTGAGGACCTCTATACACTCAACGGTGTAGGTGAGGACGTAGGGGCGGGCGGGCGCTTCTATAATAACCCGTACTTCGGCGTTGATATGTACGTGCCGGGGAGCATGGGCGGTACTGTAGCCGATACGCTCTTCCTGTGCTTGGTGTGGGGCTACCTGTACTCACTGCCCCCAGAGGATGACGGGAAAACGGTAGCTATAAATGTGGCGGCGCTCCATGAGCTTGCCCCTGCGGGTACGGAGATACCGGTAGCCATGTCGAACGTCGAAGGTTCGACGGTGCGAGCCGGGTTTGAGTATCTGACCCAAGAGCTACGCGACCGTGGGGTGTTCTGTCGGAACAAAACCCTCAACGACTTCTTCGGCTTCAAGGTCAGTGGCTTCTAGACGGGTGTAGAAAACCCCGGCGCTCTTAGCTGAGTGCCGGGGTTTTCTTGTGCAAACACCGATAAATGAGGTTGTTACGTGTGACAAACTTTGTAACTTAGTTTAGCACATGCCAGGGGTTTAGTGCCAAAAGCTGTAGAACGCCCACATAAGGGGGTACATTGCCAGTTCAACGACGCTGTATCGTGCAAGCATAATGGTGTGTACCTTTCGTTGTGCCTAGCCAGGGAAATATCCGAAAGCGCGGAAGAAATCGGCATAGTAGTATACGTGCCCAAGAATGAGGGAAAGCGCAGTCATTGGTTTTGTTCCTTTCGTTTAGTCGCAAGAAACCCCATACACCACGTGGCAGGGTGTACGGGGTTTCTGCATGAGAACTGTGACACCGCACAGGGCGGATGTTATCAGTATACAGGATTTAGAAGAGGCTGTGTGCCAGCCAGTAACCGTTCTGCAGGAAGAAGATAAGGTTATTGAGTACCTGGTCTAAAATGTGAATGCCGGTCATGGGTGGGTCTCCTGTCTGTAGTTATTACGAAACGATAACAGTACCCCACGTGACGGGGGTGTTTGGTGGTAGCGACACGCCGGTGTTGGTGCTTTGGTGTGGTGGGTACTGGAAAAGCCCCCAGTTGAAACGGAAGACTAGGGGCTTTTCCACTGTGTTATGCGCTGATGCAGTGTGCAATATGTAGTTATGAAGGCTCCCGAATGAATCATCATCACTCAAGGTATGTACTCAGTGTAGCACATGCCGGGGGTGTTGTGGGAAGGCGTCGTGCCGGGGTGAAAGGATGCTGTGTGTTTTATTGTAAAAATAAATGTATCTAAAGTTTGATAATTTGACAAACTGAGCGCTACCGCGTACACTTGAGGTATGAACAATGACTCTGAGAAAGCCGTTGAATCGTACTTGCGACGGCAAGTTATTAGCCGTGGGTGGGTGACCTGGAAGATGGCTCCGACAGAGGTCGGCATACCCGATAGGGTGGTGCTCATACCGGGCGGTGCCGTGTGGTTCGTAGAACTTAAGCGAGCACGTGGCGGGGTGGTGTCCCCCCGGCAGAGAGTCGTACATTCTAAAATCTCTCGCGGCGGACATAACGTTGTTGTTCTTGCCGGGGTGGATGAAGTCAAGATGTGGATTCGCGAGCGCGAGTCTGAACTAGAAAATGGAACGGATGAATAGGCAATGACGAAATCAAAAGGTCTGACACGCAAGCCGTGCAAAGAATGTGGTCGCCCCTACGGGCTGGAAGACCCTATCGAATGTCGAACCTGTGGCGCGCGGCTACGCAAGCGGTACCGTGACGCCCGCCGATACGCGACGGTAACCAAGCCCAAGATTGACGCAGACCGCGAGCGCAACAAGCGTTACGCAATAGGACGGCTTCGTGTCGAGCGGTCGAAGTACAACCTCGGTACACCGGAGGCCGTAGCCCTCATGCACGAAGAGTACCTAGAGAACCACATGCGGGGACTAGAAGAAAAGCGTGCGGAGTTGGCGGCGCGACGGGCTGCAGAAGGTGGGAAACCTAAGGTGAAGTTGCGAGAAGCTGTTAGTATCTATGCTCCACTGAACTTAGGTGAAGGTGTCGAGGGCGAGACTGGGAACGTGGTACAGGATGAAGGGTTGTTGTACTACCTTAGGGGGCGTAGGGCGCGGCTCTCACGTCTAGCCGGGGGTAGTGGTGCTGGTCGCCGTGCCGGGGTCAAGGTTAAGTTCGTACCCGCCCCCTGGGTGGGTCAATGAAGCAAGCGTGTGAGTGTATAGGAAAGGCTGTTGAGGTATGACGAAATCAGCACTTGAGACGGGGTTCTCCCTCCGCGATTATCAGATAGAAGCAATGCAGTTCCTCCGTGCCGGGGGTGGTGGCAAGGCTCTGTTCCTTGACATGGGTCTAGGTAAGACAGCTACCTGTTTGAGTGCGCTGACTGAGGAACACCTACCCGCGCTTATCATTGCGCCTAAGCGCGTTGCCGAGCACGTCTGGAAGACCGAGCTGGGCATCTGGAGACCTGACCTGTCGATAACGGTGGTGAAGGGCAGTAAAGATAAGCGCATGTCCCTAGCCGGGGTGAGGACTGACCTGACGGTCATCAGCAGGGATAACCAGGAGGATGTTCGACCCCGCGCTATGACGGGGGGCTTCAAAACGGTGATAATCGACGAGCTTTCGGGGTACAAGAACAGGGGCACCAAGCGCTGGAAGGGTGCGCAGGATATTGTTAGCCGTGCTAAACACGTCTGGGGCTTGACGGGTACCCCCACACCTAAGAGCTTGATTGACCTGTGGGCACAGATGTACCTGCTTGATAACGGCGAGTCTTTGGGTCGGACGCTCAGCGAATACCGGCGCAAGTACTTCTACGCGGCGGGGCAGTTGCCGTCAGGGATTGTCACCAAATGGTTACCGCGTGCCGGGGCTGCTACTGAGACCGACATCTATGATGCTATCTCTAGCCGGGTACTGGTGCAGGGCACGGAGGGGCGTGTGAAGCTGCCCCCGGTAACGTATGTACCGCAGGTTGTCTCCTTGCCGGGTAAGGTGAAGAAGCAATACGAGACGTTGAAACGGGATTTGGTGCTTAGGTTGCTGGAGAGCGGGGAAGAAATCACCGCCGCTAACGCCGCCGTCGTCTCTGGTAAGCTCGCTCAAATCACGGCGGGGTTCCTCTACCACGACTTGCCGGAGGGAGAGGATGCTACCGAGGGGCGCAGGTGGGATGTTCTGCACAAGGTCAAGCTGGATAAGCTGGAGGACATCATCGAAGGTACTAACGGTGGTGGAGTGTTGGTATTCTACCGATTCCAAGCTGAGCTGGAGGAGTTGAAGAAACGGTTCGGAGACGACGTGCACACCGTCAAAGAGAAAGACTTTGTTGAGCGGTGGAACGCTGGCGATATTCCTATCCTTGCCGCGCACCCAGACTCTATCGGTCACGGCTTGAACCTGCAGAAGGGTGGGAATACCGCCGTGTGGCTGTCCTTGCCGTGGTCTTCGGAGGCTTGGCTACAGTCGAACAAGAGGCTCGCGCGTAGCGGGCAAGAATACCCCGTAAACATTCACATGATTATGGCTGAGGATTCTATCGACGAGCACGTGCGCGCGTCCTTGACGGGTAAGGTGGATGCTCAGCAAAGGCTGTTGAACTATTTGAAAGAGGAAGTCGTGTAAGATGTAGAAGCCCTGCTGTTGGGCTTACATGGATATGGGATATCCCCCGGTTTGGTGTTTAGGCACCTGGCCGGGGGTATTTCTTTATGCTGATGCTGGTAGAGGGTTCACGAGGTCACCAGGTTCCCTAAGGTGGGTAGATAGAAGAACTGCGTAGCGCGGGTGCGCACAGCGTGAGCGCTACGGCGGATAAACGTGGCTACTATACCCCGGCTAGAACTAAAAAAATACGTCCGCAGACCCCGTGCCGGGGGATTTGTGGGGGCTGTGCACAGACTTGAGCAGTGTTTAGATAGATTTGACAAACATGTGGGGTGTGTAGTATTTAGGAAAATCTATTGGAAATTTACTCTTAGAAAACTATATAGGGAAATCCTGCAACATCTGCAACACTTCCCCGGAATATCAAGGAAGTAGCCGAAAAATCCTACAACATTGCGGATTAAAATCCTACAACATCACGGAATTTCTACAACATCTGAGGCAATCTGATAGAAAAAGTGAATCAAAAACTTTTACCCTAAATACTTACCTATATAGAAATCCTGCAACATCTGCAACATTCCCGCGTAAATCCTTGCAACAACGCGGGTACGTTCTGCAACATCGTGGGTGGAAATCCTGCAACACCATAGAAAATCCTGCAACACAGGGGTCTGGGGTATCCACAATGTTGTAGCACGTATCACAAGTGATTTGGTGCACGTAGGTATACAGCGTTTGAAAAGTGTGTTTTGGGGGAGTTGTTGTAGGATTTTCCAGATTTGTTGTAGGATTCGGGCAAGGATGTTGCAGAAGGAATGCGCTTACTCCCCTTTATTTGCGCGGAAGTGTGGTAGAAGTTGTAGGATTCTATATATAAAGTTTATATCTATTTATATATATTATAAATGTGTTCTAAATACCAGACCAACATGCGTTTGTCAAGGGTGCAGGGCTATATGTTAGCAGGATTACTTTTGCGGTTCGGGTGCTCTAGCTAGGGGTGGATATACCAGCATCAATGTTTACCTCGGCAAGGGCGTGTGGGTGTTATCTAGCTGAGGCTTCGGCGGAGCTGTGAGTGTAGGGCTAGGCAACCTCTCCCCAGAGCTTCTTCGGGGTTGTGAGCGAGTTTCAGGGCTTCTGTGGGTGATTGTTCATCCAGCATAAAAATAGCCCCTCAGAGGGGCGTACAGGGCTTCTTGCGGACTTAGATACAAAAATAGCCCGCCAATTTGGCGAGCTATTTTTGCAACCAACTTGCAGTCAAATGCGTAAACCTGCTAGGGTGGTCTTGACCGAATACCCCAACATTACCTAACTAGGAGTTGAAAAGCAAATGCGAACTGTATTTCATTTTGAATTTGCCCAAGGAACGTCACCGAAGACGGAAGGCAAAGAGCTAACATTCGCCGACATTCGAGAAATGTTGAAGACCCCCGGCACGGAAAAAGCCGAACGCTCATACTTGCCGGGAACTATCAAAAACCACCACCGCAAACGCGAGAACATCATCTCCCGCTCTGCCGTCACGCTAGACCTGGACGGTGCGCAGATGGGTGGCTTCGAAGCACTGAGCGGTTACCTGCGCGGCAAGCAATATTTCTGGCACACGACTTTTTCGCACAGCCCCGCGAAGCCCTCTTTCAGGTTCATCATCCCTCTAGCCGAAGACATTTCACCTGAGCTGTACGAGAACCTGGTATCGCAGATAATTACCGCGAACACCAAGGCAAGCATTGATACCGCTTCCTGCTCGCCAGCTCAGATTATGTTCACCCCGGCTTGCGCTAACAAGGATAGTTACATCTGGGGCGAAAACACTGGCGAACTTGCTGACGCGAAGGTTTGGGTAGAAGAAGCCAACGGCGGCGAAGCCGTTGTACCTTTGGCACGAGTACAACGGCGTGGTAACCCCGAGGAAGTTCCCGGCATCATTGGTCGGTTCAATAAGGCCTTCCCGACCCTGGACGAATTAGTCGAAGTCTTTGGTCTACCTTACGTGTATGTACCGGAGGTTGGGCGCTACCGTTATGCGGGTTCCTCCATCCACTCCACCCCTGGCATGAGTGAGATTGAGGAAAACCCTGGCTACTTCTATAGCTGGCATGCTAAAGACCCGGCCAGTGGGTACGCGCAGAACTCTTTTGACCTATTGCGCATTCACAAGTTCGGCGAGCTGGACGAAGGGTACAGTGGCCCTCCTGTTCACGCGCCCTCTTACAAGGCGGCGAAGGACTTCATTGAAACCCATGAAGCGTTCAAACAGCGGGAGAGCGAAGACGCTTACGCCGCTGTGTTGTCCCGCTACGAAGGTGCAATTGTTACCGAAGCCCCTGCTAGTACGAGCCGGGCTGCATCAGGTGCAGACCTGTTCGCGCTACCTGGGGACGAGCCGGAAGTACCTACTGCGCCAAGCGAAGAAGAAATTCGGGATAAGAGCGCGTGGGTAAAGCTCCTGTCCGTAGATAAAAAGACACAGCAGGTAGAGAACACCGTAGACAACCTTGAATTGATTTTCCAGAATGACCCGTTCCTTACAGGTCTTGGTTGGTGTGAGCGTGGCGGGTACGAAGCCTGGACTAAGGACGGGTATAACTTTGCAGACGGCGCACCGCATCAGTTGAACAACAAGGACATATCGATAATTCAGTACCATATCGAGAAGATTTATGGAATGCGCGCTATTTCCCAGGCGCGAATTGAGCAGATGCTGGACGTCTTCGTAGACCGCAACAGCTTTGACCCGGTGCAGGATTACCTGAACTCTCTTGAGTGGGATGGTGTACCACGTCTGAACACATGCATCCCCGGCGTGGAGTACTCGGACTACAACGAAATGGTAGCCCGCAAGGCGCTTATCGGTGCTGTTGCACGTGCACTCAAACCCGGCGTGAAGGCAGACCAGTCACTCATTCTCGCTGGCGAAGCCGGGCTTGGTAAGTCCTGGTGGGTAGAACGCATGTCACGTGGGTTCTCCTCTGTGTTAGGCCCGATTGACCGCAAGGACACTCTTATCTCGGCAAGCCGTGGTTGGATTATCACCTCTGACGAGGGTCACGCGCTATCCAAGGCTGAATTTAATCAACTCAAAGAGTTTATGACGCTCACCCAAGATACCTACCGCCCTCCGTATGAGCGAGCCGCGCAGACTGTCAAGCGTCGTTGGGTCATCTGGGGTACCACCAATGACCCGAAGATGCTTCGCGAGCGCGAGGGTAACAGGCGATTCCTTATCGTAGACATCCGAGAAAAAGCCGACTTCGACAAGTACACTGACGAGTACATAGACCAGGTATGGGCAGAGGCGGTACACGCATTCAAGTCTGGAGAGTCTCATATTCTCAACGAAGCCGAAGAAGCGCTGGCAGAGAGCGTCCGTGTTCTGCATACTCAGACTGACGACCTGGCCGACATGATTAGTGAGGGCGTGGACGTTCTCTTGCCGGGTGACTGGGATACTAAGACCATTTCTCAGCGCACATTGTACATGCTCCAGGTCGAACAGGGCATGGCTGGCGGCTCGGTTGAACGTGAGACTATCTCGCCGGTGGAGGTCTGGACTGAGATTATGGCTCGCCCGCGTGCTGACTTCGATAACATGAACCAACGCCGTATCTATGATGCTCTGGTTGCACTGTCTCGCCGCGGTGTTTTGCGTCGCCCGTTGAGGAAGTCATATAAGGCTCCTTACGGCACGGTGGATAACTTCGAGATTATCCGGTTCGAGTAATTTAAATCACACGTGTACAACTTGACGGGCGCACACGCGGTCACCTATAGTTATAAATGTGGTCGCAAGAGCGGTCACTAAGACAAGAAACGGAGAACTGATAATGGACCAGAAACGAATTGACGAGCTCGGTGTGGAACTTGGTCGCTCCTTGGCGGCTGTTGTACAGCACGCGCTGAGCATTGCGGCAGAAGCATCCAAGGGTGCTCCGCTGTGGGTAAACGTTGGCACTGCGGCTGAATCTTTCACTAAGCCGGTCGAGACTGAGCAGGCCGAGGAAGAGAAACCCGCTAAGAAGACCGTTCGCAAACGTGCTACCCGCAAGACGGCAAAGGCAGAAGAGCCTAAGGCAGAAGAGCCTAAGGCAGAAGAGCCTAAGGCAGAAGAGCCTAAGGCAGAAGAGCCTAAGGCAGAAGAGCCTAAGAAGGCCGACCTGCTGGCAATCAAGGAAATCGGGCAGAAGATTATGGCGTACAAGGGCGAAAACCCTTGGGTCGAGGCAGAGTGCGCTAAGGCTATGGGAGGTAAGGTTCTTGCGACTCTTCGAGAGAGTGAGATACAACCCGCGTATGATGCCTTGGTTAAAATCCTCAACAAGCTAGAGGGCAACGAAGAGCCTACCGGCGGCATGTTCGCATAGGTCATGCCAGAGGTACACGCTAAACTCTCACCAAGTTCTGGTGAGCGGTGGATAAACTGCACCAAGAGTTTTGCCCTGATAGAATCTCTGGACTTGCCGGAGCCGAAGACTTCTCTAGCCGCAGAGGAAGGTACTCTAGCACATTCTGTTCTTGAGAACGAAGCTAGGTACCGCCTTGGGTGGTATGGCAACGAGGAATACAAAGCACAGCGGGCAGAGCTGATACAGGAATCACGGGGACTTCTTGGCAAGAATGTCTATAACGAGATGCTGGAATACGCACAACAACATCTCGATTTGATATTCCACCTGACCCGGCGAGAGTTTTTGAAAACAGAATATGAAGGCTTGGTGTGGCTTGAGACTCGTGTGTTCCCTGGTATCGAGGGTTGCTTTGGTACAGCGGATACTATCGTAGCCCTTGAAGATGAACTGCATGTTATCGACTTCAAATATGGCAGGGGTGTACCAGTATCCCCTGTAGACAACACGCAGTTGAAGCTCTACGGCTTGGGTGCTTACGAAGCCCTCAAGATGTTCTGGGACTTCAAGACGGTCACACTGCATATCGTACAGCCACGAATCCATAACGTAGATTCCTGGGAAGTAAACCTGGAAGACCTACTGTCGTGGCGGGAAGACGTAGTAAAGCCAGCTGTTGAAGACATCAACAACGGTACAGGGGTTTTCGCCCCGAGCGAGAAGGCTTGCATGTGGTGCCCCGCCAAGGCGTTCTGCACCGCAAGGGCTAGAAATGTATGGGGAAGGTGTGAGTATCGCATGAGCAATTTTGACTTCCTTGATGCGGGTATCGAGTACATGACCCTGGAGGACATGTTATCGGTAGCCCTGCGGGCAGGGGACATTCGTAAGTGGCTCAAGGATATAGAGGAGACTCTTATCGACTTAGCCTATGAGAAGGGTGCTAACGTGCCCGGCTTGAAGGTAGTGCGTGGCTCAGGACGGCGGAGCATCAAAGATGCAGACGCTTTCTTGAAAGCACTTGAAGATGGCGGGTTCAGCATTGATGGGCTATCCACCACAGTGACGAAACTATCCAGCATCTCCACCATTGAGCGCAAGCTCAAGGTGAAGCTGGAGGACTCTCCCGGTAGCGAGTTTGTTACCAAGAGTCCCGGCTCGCTGATGCTGGTGCCTGAGTCAGACCCACGGAAGGGGGTGAGTAAAGCTGACGAATCAGCGAACGCTTACTCAGAACTGTTTCAATGAGGTGTATGTGAATCCCTATGTTTGGGGAAAGCAGAAACTCATGAAGGACACCGGTTCGCACCGGAAACTATCTAAACGTTTAGGGTTCTCTTACGAAGGGGCTGTGCAACAGTTCGTATCCGGGTACCGCCCGGTTAACGCGCAGTTACTCCTTGGGCTTCAAGCTCTGGGGGTTACTGGGCGAGTAACCTTCGTGCCCCCCGGCTTAGAGAAGCGGGAAGAATACCTACGTAACTCCAATGCATTGTTCTATGCAGTGCATCCGAAACTAAAACAACTGAAAGAAAAGGAATAACTGTAATGGCTGTAACTCTAGGGAAAGTACGACTCTCCTACGTCACTCTGGTGGATGCTAAGGACTCGACGGACGTAGAGCACCCGAAGTTCGCTTCACTAGACCAGCTTCGTGAGATGCTTGGTGATTCTGCCCGCGCCGGGGAGGTAAGTGATTATAAGTTCTCTGTGAACGTCATCTTGCCTAAGGATGCTAAGGTTCCTGGTACGAATGAGCTTGTCATTGACCGCCTGGAAAAGGCAGTCATGGATGCTATCGACTATGCGGCATCAGACCGTAGCAAGACTAAGCTACCCACCAAGTACGTACCCACTCTCAAGAAGCTGTGGAAGGACTCGGGCGCTATGCTCACCGAGACTCAGAACGTCCTCAAGACGGTGGTACGAGACGGTGATACTGATGCTCGCGCAGAGGATAAGCCGTACCTGCACGGGGCGTACAACTTCACCGCAGACCAGCGGGCGTATCGTCGTAACCAGCTCTCACCTATACCCATCTTCGCACCGGGGGCAGGCCGCCCTGTGGAGCTTGACCCCAGCGAGGTTCACTCTGGTGATTACGGTTTCGTGAGCGTCACGCCGTATGTGTACAAGTTTGGTAAAGCCTACGGTATCAAGTTCTTCTTGGAGTCCGTGCTCAAGACGGAAGACGGCGAGCGCCTGGATGGCACCGTATCCGCTGAGTCCGCATTCGGGGATGTGCTAGATGCCTACGCAGAGCAGAGCCAAGACGTGTTTGGCGAGGTGGCCTCTCAGGAAGCTGAGTCCGGTAAATCAATGTTCGGCTAAACGCAGGTAATAAAACCCCGGCAAGAGAATATTCTCTCGCTGGGGTTTTCCTGAATTGGAGACGGAAACCAAAACGATGCAGAAGAAATTATACATAGACTTCGAAACATTCTCGGATGTAGACCTCAAAGCGCGAGGTGCATACAACTACATGCGGGGCGCTTTCTGGGAAGCACTTATTTGTACCTACCGTTGGGGCGAAGATGGGGAAACTCAGATACTCCAGGGTATGGACGAGATTATGCCTTTCGTTCGGGAAACGCATGATGATGAAGATGTAGTGTTCATAGCCCACAACGCCAGCTTCGAGCGCCTGGTGTACACCACCATCAACGATTACCCTATAGGCGAGTTTATGCCACCTGAACGGTTCATAGACACTATGGCAATGGCACGCTGTCTAGGATTCCCTGGCGGCCTGGGCAATCTAGCAAAAGCCCTTGGCGTGGTAGAGAAAGACTCCGCGGGTACCAGGCTTATCAACATGTTCTGCGTGCCCGACAAGCGAGGACACTGGCACACGCCGCAGTCCCGCCCTACGGACTGGAAGCGATTCTGCGATTACGCTGTGCAGGACGTGGATACTCTGGTAGCTGTGCACAAGGCTATGGAAGAGCGGTATGGTGGCTTCCCTCCCGGCGAGCAACAGGTGTGGTACGTAGACCAGCGCATCAACGACAGGGGCATCCTAGCCGACGTTAACCTAGCACGCCGGGGTATTGAGATAGCAGAAGACATCAAGAATGGTTCTCTGCGAAGTATTGAGCTGTATACGAAGCTGGAGAACGGACGCTCCCAGAAGCAATTCTTTGGGTGGGTTGCGGACCAACTGTTACGGGGCGGAATCATCACGCAAGTTGAGGAAGGCGTGTACATATTCTCAGACACCGGTGAGCCATTCGACACCATAGATAAGAAGATGGTGAGTTACCTGCTTGAGCGCGACGACATCTCGATAGCGGTGCGAGAAGTTCTCAACCTTCGCACCATGTCTAACGCGGCTTCGGTGGCTAAGTTCAACGCATACCTACGGCTTGCCGACCCATTCCAGCACCGCGTTCGGGGCGCAATGCAATTCTTCGGCGCACACACAGGACGGTGGGCGGGTCGTGGTGTCCAGTTCCAAAATTTACCCCGGAATACCGCTGGCGGCGAGGAAGAAACAGAAGCCCTGGTGGCTAAGGCTATGTCGAATGGAGGGAATGACCTCACCCTGGATGATTTGAAGCCGCTGATTAGGGCTTGCGTGACGGCACCGGAAGGTAAGGAGCTGACCGTGTGCGACTATAGCGCCATTGAAGCGCGTGTTATTGCGTGGCTTGCAGGGGAAGAGTGGGTACTCGAAGCGTTCCGTGAAGGTCGAGACATCTACGTGGAGACCGCAAGCCGTATGTTCCACGTTCCATATGAAGAGGCTAAAGCCCTGCGCAGTAAGGGTAAGGTAGCCGTTCTCGCTTTGGGCTATAACGGCGGCGTGAACGCTCTGCGCGTCATGGGTGGTGAAGGTAGTGACGAGGAACTTCAAGAGCTTGTCTGGGCATGGCGTGCGGCTAACCCGAACATTGCTAGGTTCTGGAAAGACCTTGAGGGTGCTTTCCGTCTTGGTTATGGGAAGGTGGGTCAGTTCCTTGAGGTGCAGTCCGGGGCTAACAACGCGCGCCGGATAGTCTTACCCTCTGGCCGGGCTGTGTATTATCACGAAGTACATACGCGGCCAATGATGAAGTTCGGTAAGGTCTTCCAAGTCCTACACTTCAAAGACCCGAAGAACATTTCAGGTGGTGCGTGGCTCACTACCTATGGGGGCAAACTCTCGGAGAACGTAACACAAGCCGTGGCGCGGGATGTTCTGGCGAATGCTCTTATAAACCTGGAAGAGCACGGTGCAGAGGTTGTCGCACACGTCCATGACGAGGTTATCTGTCAGTCCGGGCTATCCGTCGATAGGGTAGCTGAGCTGATGGGTGTGAGCGGTTCTCCTTTCTTCCCGTCATGGGCGGAAGGGTTACCCCTCGCGGCGGCGGGTTACACCTGCAAACGGTACCGTAAAGAGTAAGATACATCACGGAGAATATGCGCACACGCGGTTGCAATTAGTGACCGCGTGTGCGTATACTATAGGTACATCAAATAGAAACGGAGGGTCCAGCGATGGGCATTTTTATGAACCGCCGAGATTCGGTGGACTGGTTCAACCAGCAACAGCAGGTGAACCAGCAGACCAACCTGCAACAGATGGTTTATGAACAGTCACAGCTGATTGGCGCACTCATTGAAGAAGTGCGACTCCTGCGTGATGCATTGGTAGAGAGCAATGTGCGAGGTGATAAGTAGGATGTATGTAATTCCGAAAGTGCCCCTCAAGTACGTCTTGCCGGGTGTTATGGTCCACATGTTCAACGGGCCTACCCTGCATAGCATGTACGACGTGTTAGGGCTGCAACACCCATACTGGATTAGGGAAGCGGTCAAGTGGGAGGATGTACATATCGAAGACATGCTAGATGATATGTACGGTTCAGCACGCGAAGGAGAGCTGAACATGCTGATGGGTGACGATGATGTGAGCGTACTGTTGTACGGCGGCGAGCGCCCGCATACTTTCAAGCCGGTGTGGGTTTCAAAATATGACCTCGGGCATAAGATTGAATCTGTTATGTACTCAGTCCCCGAAGGTAGCGTTATCTATGAGGGTGCTAAAACACTACTCGATAGGGTTGAAGGGCTTCCCAGGTGCATCTACAAGGACAATGAAACTCTGGTGGCTGCGTACCTGGATAGCGGGCTTACGATTGACACCTCAATCCAGGTCAAGGGAGGGACTGCCTACATCGCACGGCTTGAACTGCAAGAATTTCTCTCTGTAGAACTGAAAGGAAACCTCAATGACTACTACGCCTAATCACTACGAGGCACAGAACGGCGTAGACCCAACGTCCGTGGTGGATGATTTCGGGTTCTGGGCGCGGAACTTTTTTAAGTACGCCTGGCGCGCCCCGTTCAAGAACGGTACCGCCGATATTGAAAAAGCCCAGGACTGCCTGGCTCGGATGTGGGAACTAAACCCGTCGTGGTTCCTACTCAAGACGCGCACCGAGCTGTCCGGTATAGAGGACAACGAAGGCATCAAGAAGATAGCGCACGGCGCGCTCACGACGGCTGATGGCGGGGCGGCACGAGCACGAGCGTTGGTGTACTTCGCCAAGCTCTGTACAGGACAGGTGCAAAGCCTTGAGCGCCGAGTGTTAAACCGTTATGGAGAACTACCAGACGGCAAGAAAGCCTGGGCTGTTATGAACAGGTTGCAAGAAATACTCACTGATTATTATCTAGCTGAGATGGGGAGGTGTAAGTAATGCGAGAAAATCTATCAGAGATGGACCGGTTGTACCTGGACCTGTACGGATACTCTCTAACCTTGCCGGTGCTCCCACCCGAAGTCGGCGTGACGCTAACCTATGACTACAAGTATTCTATGGGTGGAGTGCGTATGGAACTACGGGACACTAAATACATGCTTGCGAAAAGCGTCAGAGAGTCCATAGAAGAGCCGGTACTAATTCTATCCCCTGACGAGTCTAAGGGCTTAGTCAAGCGCGGTGTTGGGTACACCCGCAGTAACTTAGATGCTATCTTTACAGCTCTCGGGTTTAGGGAAGCGAAAGTGCAATCGTTTGTACCTTCGTATGATGAACCACGGTACAAAGCTCACTCTACCGTGGACTTGTACCCCGCCGAACAAGGGGTACCTTTGATGGGGTACCTGCCGGGTGACATACTGGACTACCTGGGAGACGTTGTTCAGATAAACGGGGACCTCATAGAGGAGATGACACCCGAAGTACGTGAAGCCTCGAATACCCTATACCGGCTACGGGAAAACAACGAAGTACCTGCATCTATGGAAGCCGTTTCCGCCCTACGTACTTTAGTGGGTTTTGCGCAACGGACAGAAGCCCGTGGGTGGTCGGTGAAACCTGGTAATACCAAAAGGGCGGAAGAAATTCTGTTTAGCATGGCCGTTGTGGAGCAGAAAGACGGGATGCGGCGCAAGGCAGTAGAAGAACGCATCAAGTGGATTATGGGGGAGGTGTAGACTGTGGACTTCACAACAGCGCGAGGGGTGCTACACATCGCAATGCCCGGCGGGGACGACGAGGCAGAACCTATAGAAGCCATTCACATGTTAGAGAGCATCGGCGACGGCTTCCCTAGAGAGTATAAGTATGACAAAGTACACGCGAAGATAAGCGCACTCAAGTTCCGGTATTCCACACTGGAATCTCACGGGGAAAAACTAAAGCGCGACACGCTGGAAAACGATTTGTCGGCTTTAGCAGACATCACCGACTATTGTGTTAAGGTAGGGTAGAGGAATCCCCGGCACGTATGCAACGGCGTGCCGGGGATTTTCCTGTGTGCTTACTGATTCAGGTAATCGTCGGAAGCGTAGTACGAAGAATCAGCGGCGTGTTCCGCCGGAGCCGCCGAGGACTCCTGGGGTTTAGCCGGTTCGCTAGGCTGTTCCTTGTACTGAGTGGGGCTTACATTGATAAGCGCCAGCACAGCACCGATAACGCCGGTAACGCCAGCAGAGATGTGTGCCCACTGCTCAGCATTCACAGCGCCAAAGGCAGTGAGTCCGATGCCAGCAAGAGCCACCAGGCCGTATACAATCTTTCGGACTGCTGCCCATTGCTCAGTTGTCAGAGCCATGTAAATTCCTATCGTTCAAGACTACTGTATCCACAACACGGTCGAGCCGGGTCTGTGTGTACCGGTTGTCGGCACGTAGTCCACCTATATCTTTCTTTAGCTCGGACTGGTCGTCCAAGCTGCGGGTAAGCACATCTTCCATATCACGCTGCTTCTTTCCTTGGTTAGCTTGCTCATGTTGGAGGTTGTCTAGCCGATTGCGGATTTCAATCATTGCGGTATTCGAGTCGCACATACCCTTCTCTATTGTAGAGAGCTTGTCCCGTATAGTATCCAGGTCATCCCTGAGATTCGTGCCGTGGTCGTTCTTGACCTGATGTTTAGCTTCGCGTGCGTCATTTCCGACGAGGTGAACCGCATGTTGCAGGTCTTCAATCTTGCTGGAGATGACTTTGCCCGCGCGAAGCCCAACGAGAACAGCGATAACGAGACACACTAGGATAATCACGAACGCATCCACCTCAGGGTCCCCGGTCTTGGGTATCTCAACCACGGCCCATCCTTAGTTGGGGAAGTTCATGAAGCTGGCGCGAGTATCGCTATCAAACTCTTCCCTACGGGCGTTGCCTTGGGTGGCTTCGTTATACCCCAGAAGCTCACGTAGCTTGCCTGCAACCGAGCCGTCTCGCATTCGTCCAGGAATGCCGATGCGGAACTGGTTGAACAGGGTCTTTACCATGCGAAGAGTGGACCACTGCATAGAATCTTGAATCTTCACCATGTCTACCAGGGTACGGTTACCCCACTCAGGACGGGGGGTGTAGAAGATAGCGTCTTCAAGTTCTTTCTTGGTTGCCATGTCGAACCAATCTCCTGTTCCTGCCGGGGCTTGTCCGGCGAGTAGTTTGTTTATGTTGTCGCGAAATGCGTCCATGTCGATAAACGAAGGGTCGATTTTCCCCTGCGCTGGTCCGGCATATTCTTTATGCGCGACCTGCAGGAAGTCGGGGTTACCCCCGCCGTAACCGCGTTCCAGCGCGGCGGCGAGGATAGGCATGTATTCCAGCTGCGCGGCGGTCCAGTCTGCGGGCGCGACACCCGAGGACTCCATCTCCACACCGATAAGGAACTCATTACCCCGATTTACCGGTATGCCAGGGGCTTCGCCCTCCCCGGCGTGGTTAGCCCACCCCGCAGCGATTACGTAAACTTCCGCGTTACGTCCGAACACAATGTGCGCCAAAGGCCCCGGCAAGTCGGAGCGGCCATTGATACACATGTTCAGCGTAGGTGCACCCTCAGACCAATAACGAGCCGATGCGGTAGCGGTATGGTGCCAGAGAACACCCTTGACCGCATCCATCTGCCACCCGTTGGCGGCTTGGTACCCACGGTATTTCCACCCTTGAACCTCAATAACGTTCAAGCGCTTACCGTTCGGGGCGGTGTACGCGCGGAGTTTGTCTGCCAAGTCCGTAATGAACATTGAAGAACTCCTTAGTATTTAGGCGTAGTTTAGAACAAATCTACGATACAAGTATAGTACCTGTGGTACGATAGACATGCCTCAGGGAGGTTGGCGCGTCCCTGCTGTAGGCATTTTCTCCTGCCCCGGCGAGATTGTTAGTCGTCTTGCCGGGGTTTTTATATACCCAATTTCGGACATAGAAATACCCTGGCATTATAGCGCCAGGGTATTTCCACGCGGGGGGTTCCCACCCCCACACCTCAACCACATTCTGAAAGGATATCTATATTATACCCTATGCCCAGCGGGTGAAAAGCGGGATGTTGAGGATGTACCGGCGACCGCGAGCAGAGGCTCCGAACGACCAGAACTTTATATCCCGAGAACCAGCTTCAACGGCAACCGAGCCTTCATTCTGCTGGCCGGGGATAACTTGAATTTCGCTGAGCGACACCGGCGTAGGTGCCTCCGGTGGGAGACGGAATACAGTTGCCCCGCTCGGTGGTACCGATACCATATCCAAATCCATGTGGATGAGCGCGTGCCCTGACGAGCGGTCTACACTCATGGACTGCGCCACAGCACCACTACGCAGGTTGATGTCATTGCTCACCTTCACCAGCTGGTACGTTAATACCCCGGAGGTCTGGTTCAGAATCTCCGTCTTGACGGCTTGCAGACGCTCTTCACTCACACCAGAACCGCCACCTCCGCCGCTTGCCGGGGCTGGATAGCGGAAGTTACCGACATGCAGCGATACACCGTCACCTTGAGGGTCCTTGTACCGCAGAGGCACAGACGCTTGCGTGTACCCGCTGGGTACCGGGGTATCCAGCGTTGTACAGTTCGCAATCGTTAGCCCCTTGAACCACGACTCGATGTAGTAGCTCCAACGAGCACCACCGCTGGCTGGGCGTGCCTTGCGGGATGAACACCCTTGCAGAACAGTGCCTTCCGTGCCGGTGTTGCACAGATAGAAATCAGCGCTAGAGTCTTTACCTGCAGAACCGTGTGCAGTAGACCCGTAGGAAGATGACTCACCCCGGCACGCGGTGAACGCGTTATCTCCGAACTCAATGAAGAATCCATGTCCGCCGTTCTCCTGGGCTTCGCAGGTTGTGAAAGCGCACTTGGTCGCACGAATGCGCCAGCCCGCGCCATTGTACTGCGTTGCACGCGCGTTGCTACCGGGAGAACCGGCGGTAATATCCGCGCCAGGCGCGGCATTACCCGCGATACCATAGAGCTGACCGAACGATGCACCAGAGTGCGTGTACCAGGACGTGCTTAGCTCGAACTTCGTTTGAGAGGTGTAAATCTCAACCCCCGCGAAGTTCCCGCGCCCCTGGTTCGAGCCGCCAATATCAGCCCCGAAAAACTTATTATCAGCCGCGCCACCAGAGCCTTCACCATGTCCGGGAGGTTTACCAACGATAAGCCCGGCTTGGTAGCTGTTACGCACCCGCAGACCAAAAGAACTCATAGCTTGGTCGTCGTTGCCGATAATGGCTATACCAGTTTCCATGTCCCACACCGTCAGGTTGTTCAACTTTGGTACCGAATCCGGCTCTGGGGGATTACCCCCCATATCAGAGTTCAGACACACACCGATAGTATTCGGGATGTAATTCTGGTGCTGACGGCCAGTCTTGCGCGCGCGAATCCACAGGTCAGAAACACCGAAATGCATCAGGTCATTAGCCTGCTTACGAGTGTTCCACGAGCCGGTGTGGAAAATACCTGTGCGCTCTTTCACGGCGACAGTATCCACCGCGATAATCTCGGTGGCGCGGTCGTCACCGTAGACCTGCACCATACCCTTTAGCTCAATGAACGGGTAGGTTACGATGTACTTCCCGGCTGGGATGTAGACGCTACCGCCGCCGAGGGCGTACACATCATTGATAGCGTTCTGAATAGCTTCGCGGCTGTCACGCTGGCCGGTAGGGTCAGCGTTGTACGGCGCGTGAGTCACGGTCACCGCATACTTGCTGTTCTTCACAATAGAAGACGAAGCCTGCGCCGCCGGTGGATGCTCAGTGAGGTACTGCTTCACCATGTTCTGAATCTGTTCATCTGTGACGGTTGGTGCAGTTACCCGCTTACGAATGGCCGCGTCAGGCTTGCCGGTGTAGTCGCTGTTTTTGAAGCTAGGCATAGTGAATGTAGCCACTACCTTCCTCCTTAATGCTGGGGACTTTCCTCTTCGGTGACTAACTCGTTCATCTTCAACTCAAGAGCTGCGAGTCGCTTCTCGAAAGGAAGAACACCCTTAATCCAAGCACGAACGCGGTCTTCAACCCACGGCGAGGGTGGCATATCGTAAGGGTTCTCTTGAGGATGGTCTTCCGAACCGTCACCGACTTTAAAGGTTCGGTCGGTAACGTAAAGGTTACCAATGCCCAGCGAGTCAGCCTTAGCGAACACAGCATCAATGTTCTGCTGCGTTGCGCCATGTATGACATGCCAGAACCTCCACGACGGGATACCTTTGTAGTGGTCTGGATGGATGTACTTCGTTGCGGGGTCGATGTACTTCGCTGCGTCAGACTCATAGGTGAGTGCGATGTCGCAAGCGTCCATCATAGACTTTGGTGTGTTCGAGCCGGGGTTGATGACGATAAGCGTATCGTGCCCTAGCTCTTGTTTGAGCTGCTTGTACAGGTTGGTATAGTTCTCAATCACCTTGTTCTGCAGCGTCTCATCCAACCACGGCGAGGTTTCATCCAGGAAGATACCACCGAAGATGTCACCGAAGTCTTCCTTCACCGCCTTAGCGGAGTTGATAATGAACTCGTTGGTGAATTTCGTTACTTCTTCAAGGGTCACACCTAGGTTCGAGCGTACTTTTTCCCTGTAGGTATCTGGCATACCGTCCATGTTCGCGCCGTGGCGCGTCTTCACATAGAACAGTACTCGCATAGCGCCCGCACCTTTAGCGAGCTGGCCCTGCACCTCGAAGTCATTATCCTTGCGCTTCGAGAGCCAATCCCCGGAAGCGCGGTTGAGAATAACCATACCGAGGGTGTTGCCGAAGGTGAGGAACTTAGCCCACTTCGAGCGCTCGCCGTTGTAGTAATCGGGCCAGGTGTAGGTAACCGGCGAGTAGTAGTGCTGTCCATTCACGAAGCCGAAGTTCGGCTGGCGTGTCTCGAAGCGCTCTACCTGCTTCGAAACTTCGGACTCAATACGCTGAGTCAGCGTTTTATTTGTAGAAACATGGTACTCAGCCATGCATCCTCCTTAGCTAGTGTGTAAGCGTTTGGTTGTATACCGCAGACAGCCTCCCCGACGCATTACGGTTTCGTGCTTGTGCGTCAATGAGCTCCATAACGCGGTCTTCGCTCACGCCGGGGGATACTGCGTTCTTCTCGCTGAGCACAGACTCAACAGCTTGACGCAGCGCGTAGCTGTCATTCAGTGCAGTAGCCGGGGTAGGCTTGACGGATGCCGACTCAGGTTCCGGTGCACCGGGTGCAGGGAGAGCGCCTTGCTCAGCAAGAACCTCAAGGACAATGGAGCGTATCGTCTGCACCGCTTGACGGGAGAAGCCCCCATCTTGGTTCAATACAGCAATATCCACGTTATGCGTCCTTAGTCGTGATAGTAAGAGTGCCGTCGCCATTATCAGTAATGGTCGGAACCTTGCCGTCTACAATCTCTCGAACCTTAGCTTCATTCACGCCGGGTTCAACCGGGGGAATAGCCGCGATAGCGGTATCTGTGGCTTTCTTAGCTTCGGAGATAGCCTCAGTCTTAGCGGCGGTAATCTTCGGCTCTACCTCGGCAAGGGTCTCGCTCTTGGCGGTCGATACGGCTTCGGTCTTAGCTGCGGCTACCTTAGACTCCACGTCCGTAGCTACTGCGGTTTTAGCTTCCTCAACCGCTTCGGTCTTAGCTGCGGCTACCTTAGACTCAACGTCCGTAGCTACAGCGGTCTTAGCGGATTCGACGGCCTCACTCTTGGCGGTAGCAATCTTAGGTTCTACCTCGGCAAGAGTCTCGGTCTTAGCGGTCGAGATGGCTTCGGTCTTCGCGGTAGCAATCTTCGGTTCAACCTCGGCAAGGGTCTCGGACTTGATGGTCTTGGACGCTTCGGTCAGAGCCGTCTGGATAGCTGACTGAACCTGTGCAGCGCTCAAGCCGCCCTCGGGGGTCGGAGGAAGCTTAGCAATCTCCTGCTGGATAAGCTGAGTTACCTTAGCTTCGTCCACGCCACTAGCCGGGGGTATAGCCGCGATAGCTTTCTGGACGATGGTGTTCACCTGCTCCTCAGAAAGACCCTTATCAGGTGCCGGTAGTGCAGCAATAGCGGCCTGGATAAGACCGTTCACCTGCTGCTCCGACAAGCTCTCCTGGGGAGTGGGTAGCTTCGAGATAGCGGCTTGGACGATGGTGTTCACCTGTTCCTCAGACACGCCGCTCTGCGACGGGGGAAGCTGGGAGACGGCAGAGCGAATAAGCTCTTGAACTTTAGCCTCACTCACGCCGGGGGTCTGTGGAATCTTCGCAACCTCGGCCTGAACAATCGAACGTATCTTCGACTCGTCTACCGCAGGTGTCGGAGCCGGGAGAGAGTTAATCTTGCTCGCTACGATGGACTCAACCTCAGAACGGGAAAGGCCACCCGAGACGGTGACAGCACCGATGGGTGGGGGAGTATGGGAAACGAGCGGCTGGTCTGCCACTTGATACCTCCTAGGTAAAAGAAAAATGGGAGTGTACTTGAACAGTACACTCCCATTCTACCGGGGAACTAGGCTTGCTTATTTTTCAGTTCTGCAAGCTCTGCTTTCAACCCTGCAATCGCAGCTTCGGCTTCGGCTAATCGTGCATGAAGTTTCTTCGTGCTCGCTTTCTCAGACGTGAAAAACTCCACCACATCATTCGCAAGCGGTACGATACGCGTCAGGGAATAAGGGTTGGAAATCTGCGCATAATGAGTTTGCCCAGTTTTATCTTTCCCAAAGATATAGAACTGCCCAGCCTCAACAGAAACATTCCACGCCGTGCCGGAGTTTACCGCGTACAAGAAGATGATGCTGTTGTTCGGTGCCGACGCAAGCGGCCACGCCGGGAGTGATGCAGCGTCTTTATAAGTGAACCAAGTTTCACCTGGACCTATATTTACAGGTACACGGTCGGTGAGAAACGCGTTGGCCTCAGAGAGGGCTTCGGCTTTCATCCTCCTTTCTCGTTGTACAGCTTCGGTTGTTGCAGTTGAGAGCTTCTGCTCGATGTCCTTCTTATTAGCTTCGATATTCTTGTTCACCAAGTCTATCTGAGTGTTCCGCTCAACTTTCGCGGCTTGCACTTGCCGGTCGGTGTAGTCGTTCGCTTGACTCTCCGCCTGTGCGATTTTCCCTGTGTAATCTTGATACACCTGTTCCTTACAGGTAGAGATAGCCGCGTCTGCAGACTCAGCGAGTTTCTGCGCTTGCTGACGCCCCTTCGCAATATCGTTCGGGTCGTCGTAGTGGAGTTTCCAGGTTGATGTCTTTCCCATATCGGTTCCTTCCTAGAGCTGGGGGTTAGCTTCTGCCTTCGTCCATGTGGTGCCCTGCCGTTGGCGAGTATCCTCAAGCTGCTGCCAGGTTCGCTTGCCGGACTCATTGTTAGTTTCCACAGTCTCCCACGTCTGAGTAGTCTGGTCGTAGCTGTACACCCACACCGTCAAGGTTGTCGTGTTGTCGTCAGGTTGATGTGACAGCCCGCAGATAACACCCTTGACAACAGCACCAAAGACATTCTCCTTACCTAGCTCATTCATGCCCTGAATGGTAACGATAGAGCCGAGAACCAACGACAGGTCATAGGGTACCTCAAGGTTTGTAAAGTGCGGCTGCGCGTCCAGAGCGTACCGGCTAAGAACGTCTGTTACTTCCTTGGCGAACCTGCGTTCGTCGATGAAGTCCCAACCCTCAAGGGTCAGGGTACGCGCGTTTGGCGTGCCGCCGGATACCGAATGCTTCTGCTTGATACGCTTCATAGTTCCACGAGCGCGGATAACAGGCAACTCAATATCAGGAACGACAATCCCGTGTGCGCGTGTGTTATTCACCGTAGCGCCCCTACGGTAATCGTGTGTGGCGGTGCGAAGCTGTATATCCTTAGCTGTTGTCTCCTTCACCAAGGGTCCGTCAGTGTTACTGAACGTGCCGGAGATAGCCTTTTGCGTGAGCTTAGTAACCCACGGTGATAGCGCTTCCACATTGCAGTCGATGGTAGCGGCGTATCGGTACTCCCATTGGGTCAAGCCGTTGGATGCTTGCGCGCCGTTCTTGACCTGAAACGACGTAACCGTGCACCCACCGTAGAACGAGCCGTTGTTGTCAGCAATCCAGGACCAATCCCGTGCGCCCTGGTCTTCCACAGAGGTATCCAGGTCTAGCCATTCCGTCGAGTCGTCCGGCTGTACGAAGTCCTCGACGGTGTCGCCGATAGATATCGTGCCGCCCTTCTTCCACACATCTATCTGTGTCTTGCGTGTCTGCGAAATAGCCCAGTCCGCAAACTCAACTTCGATGCGTGAGCACGTCAAGGTCAGGTCTGTGTTTATCCCGAACGCACCAATGTCGTAGGACGGGTTCAGCGTACCTGCGTTACCGATGGTACCGGATACCAGGCTCTCCAGAGGGCAAACCTGAGCCACGCCGTCAGCATCAATCCACCACCCCGCGGCGAGGGCTTCGCACAGGTCTTTCAGTACCTCGCCTGCGGTGCGGTTGCGCAGAGACGGCATGGTGGTTTGGTTGATAAGCCTGTTCGCGGGGGTAAAGTTTACCTTTGGTTTCCACTGTTGGTACTCTGTGCGCACCGCGTCTAGGAACTTCTGACGTTGCGGCTGGTTGTCAGGGATAGTAGACACCTGCAACCCGCAGATACCAGAGCGTGGGAACTTACGTCCGTTCTTCACGTCGTTGAAAATCCACAGCTCCGCCCATGCCGGTAGGTTTTGTTCTACTCCCCCCACGGCGTGGAGGTTCCGTGGCATTTGGATGAAGCCTGAATCGACAACCGCACCACCGAAAGCTGCGTAGAACCGCACGGAGTTTCCGTCCTGCTCCAAGATAGCAGAGGTTATCTTCGTCCCCGCGTTCATGGGGAACTGACCCGTCCACATGACGGTGGCGCGAGTTTCCTTGGACTCCGGGAACCTGTCTTCATATTGGTTGAAGTACAGTTCCACCTTGCCCGCGTCATCCCAGCGGACAGATGCCCCTGCACCGTCCTCGGTGATGATTTTCACCTGGTACAGGTTGCCCATGTGTTCGCGGGACGGTTCCCAGCGAATCATCCAGGACGCAAAAATATCAGACCTGCGGTGCTCGGCGGGAAGGCCGAACGGCCCAATGCGACGGGTCTGGGCTACCTTGAGGATACCCTCGGTCATCCACGAGCCGCCGTCAGAATACCAGAGGTGGGGTGGCTGTAAGCGGTCCCGGTTAGAGCGGGACTGCACAACCTCGCCGGAGGCACCAACACCGTTACGGGAGTACCCACCTACGTTGAAGCCTAGTTCGTCTCCTCGGTCCAGGTTTCCAACCTGACCTACCGGCCCGACAATATCATTCCATGTCCGGTAGTCCTGGACGTAGCAAGGGTTATCCCACTGATTCGCCCAGAAAGAACCGAACAGTGGCAGACTCAGGACGGTGAGCGGCGTGGCGGGGGGTGCGTAGGTGTACCCGGCGGCGGCAAGGGCGATGCCAATCTTGTACGCTGGGGCAGGGTTGGTATACCGAAGCGCTTGCTGGTCCTCGAAGAACTTTTCTTTCTGGCCTACGAGCCACCCGTAGAACTGGTTCCTCCAATGGTAAACCGGGTCAGCGTTTATCTTGTTGGAAAACCCGTCCACACGTTGGGTCAGTGATAGCCCTACCGAGGACTCGTTGAAAGAAACATTGTCTACGAGCATATCCATACGCTTGATGGTACGGTCAGTAGACCCCTGATTATCCGACCCGGGCTTAGTAAACTGCATACTGTCGTCGAACTGCTGCAGAACAAGCGTGACAGTATCCCCTCGGTGCGGGTACGCGCCGGTGAACGGGGATGGGTATCCATGCATACTCCCACCTGAGAGGTCTACGTTCAGGCTAACCCGAAGGTATGTTTGGGTGGACGGGGATATATCAGAGGGTACCGGGTGGAAAGCGTGCTCTACCTTTACATTGCTGATGGGGAACTCTTTACCACGCCACTGCAAGTATTCATTAGTGCGACGGGCTATAAAGGCCATTTTTTACCAAACTTCCTCTAGAGTGAATGAGGCTTTCACAAGGGGCTGCCGAACGAATGGTTCTATGGAGTACGAGAAGTCCTTGATGACTGCCCACCCACCAAGCCGGGGGGAGATGGGTGGCACGTGAGTACCTATCCACATTTGTACCGGCGTGAACTCTTTCATGTACTCGTAAGCATCCACGATACCTGTTACACCCTGCGGGATGGTGAACGGGGGAGTAATGTATTCTTTCATCACCTCGGAGTTTATGGGCAGTGTAACAAGAGCGCTTTGTGTAAACTGCGCGCCGGTCTTTCCCCAGATACGAATGTTCCCTTTACCACGCGCGAACACACGAAGCCTACACACCGTGCCGGGGATAACCCACGTTTCATTCCCGTACACAGCGTTTCCTACAAGTTCATCCGCCCAGAATGTGGGCAGGTTGTACCCGTCCTGCGCGGTGAACGAACTCTCCACCAGGGAGCCGAAACTCTTGTTCGGCGAGCCGCCAACCGTACCCACCCACAGGGTAGGACCTTCGGTTGCAGGACCCATGAAGTTGTTGCGCCTAGCGTGCGGAGTCATGAGGAATCGTGGTGCGCGCTGTGACTCTACGTAAGTCGCCAGCATAGACACGTAATCCCACGGCATAGACATGCTCACATTCCATGAGCGCGGGGTCTTACCGCGAAACGACACGTGCCGCCTACCCCGAGACGAGGTGAAGAACGCGAGGTTGGACTGCGCTTCCTGTACGGACACAGACTCATTGAACGCCACAGGAAACGCGCGCCCACCTTCAATCATGAGCGTGGCATCATATGCCAGTCCATCCAGGTTGAATTTCTCAACCGGTTTCATCTGGAAGTCTTGAGACGCCACGCTCACAATCCTTTCTTAGGTCTACACCGCCCGTCGTAGGGAACGGCGGCCACTATCACTAAAGTTCAAGACCGCTTCGTTACTACGTGGGTCTAGGGACAATTTTACATTATCCGACATGACCTGCATGAGCGCGGATGCCATAGTCTTCGCCGCCGTGCCGGTGGAGAGCTGGGTGTTCGCATCCACGTCCAGGGAGTGCGCCGTACTTACCCCAAGCTTCACGTTCGGTGCCGAAGCCGATACATCATCAAACGCCCCTTGAACGGACTGCAACGCAGCTTCGGTCTGCTTTTTTACGGTAGCTGCCTCCGCCGCGATAGCCCCGCCGAAGTCCCGCATCAAAGCCCGACCGGAATAGGTAGTGTATCCCGTGCCGGAGAACGGACCTTCCTTAGCCGGGGAGAACGGGAACAGCTTACGGATGTTGGATAGACCGTTCTTCACCGTGTTCTTCAAACCGTTGAAGGCGTTCACGATACCGTTCTTGAAGCCGTTGATAAGAGCCTGCCCAGACTCGAACAGGTTTATGTTCTTGAAGATATTGATGATGTTGCCGGGGAAGTTCTTGATGAAGTTGATAACATCATCAACTTTTTGCTTGATAATGTCTTTGAAACCCTGCCATGACTCTTTAGTGATACCAAACAGCTGTGGCGCGAAGTTATCCATGCTGTCGAGCAATCCATGAAGCCAGCCACGGATACCCTCAACGATAGTGTTCCAGGTGTTCGACAAGAACTCACTGATACGGTTCCAAATAGCCTCAACTTCCTTTCGTGCACCATCAAAGTCTCCAGTCATGAGTTTCATAGCGCCGGAAACTAAATGTCCGAATACGTTGAGTGCTGCTCCGATACCGTCGAAGATAATTCCCAGCGTCGTGCCGAGGAACCGGACAGCGTTAGCAATCTGTGGGCCGAAGGCGTTCACGAAGAACGTCACAATCGGGGTAGCGACCTGGATGATACCGTTCGCTAGTTGGGCAATGGCTGAGAACAGAGGTTCAAGGTCATTCAGCAAGCCGGTGAAGCCCTCACTGATGGACTTGAACGCGTCGCCGATAGCAGGGGCAATTTCGTTCTGAATCATATCCGCAATCGGCTTGAAGAAATCCATGATGGACTGCCCAAGCTGATTGATATTATTGCGGAACTCTTCGGACGTGTTGTACAGGTACACGATAACGCCGACAATCGCCAACAGAGCGGCGACTACCAATGCAACAGGCCCTGCTGCTGCCGCAATAGCCGCACCAACAGCCTCAAGCGAGCCGCCCGCACCGAACGCCGCGACAACACCCGACACGCCGCCAGCAATAGCACTAATGCCGGAGATAGCCCCACCAATACCGGCGATAAGACCCGAGATGGGACCAAGGGCGGCAACCAAGGCCGCAACGGCGGCGATAACCAGGAACAGCGCTGTGGCAAGCTCCGGGTTCTGCTGTGCCCATGCGCCGAACTGTTCTACCAGTGGACCAATGTTCTGGCCCAGCCACTCAATAGCGTTCTTCAAACCCTCCGCAAGGATAGGAATAACCGCGTCAAGAGCTTCTTTCAAGCCTTTGAAAATCGGAGCAAGTGCATCCAGAGCTGCACCAAACACCGGCAAGAAGTGCTCCGCCATGTTACCAATGATGCTGGCGAGCGAGCCAAGAATTTCACCGAGCGGGCCGGAGTGCTCCGAAAGTTCAGCCATGCCCTTTGAGATACCGTCTACTGCATCCCGAATACCCGTCTGGAACGCGGGTGTCGAGACGGCTTCCGTGACGAGCTTGACCCAAGAGCTGATGGTCTCTGAGATTTTACCCATGACGTAGGCGATGGTCTCTGCGGTCTCGTGCAGAGCCTTGCCGATGTACTCGAACGCCGGGCCTAGATTCCTCAATGCGTCATTAGCACCACGGAACAGTGTAACCATAGTCCACTGAGACTCAACGGAGGCGAGGTTATCACGTACCTTTTCAAGAGCGTTAGCGAAGTCTGTCAGAGACGCGCCGCCTGCTTCCTGTGCAGCCTTAGCAATATTCACTAGGATGCCCACGGCGGCTTGACCTGCGCGCCAGAACTCTTTCAGGGCGAAGATACCCTTGTCAATCGCGCCGGAGATGTCCGCGTGCTTAGTCCACTCATTGAACTTGTTCGCCATGTCGGTGAACCAGTCACCAAAGCGTGGGAAGAACTTCGCGCCAATGTCGATGAACCGCAGAAGACCCTCAGTCAGAGGACCCATGCCCTCACCCATACGGCGGATACCCTCAGCTGCAGAATCGAATATACTTGCGAATCCGCCCTGGTTAGCAAAATCTTGGGCTGCGCGTGCGGCCTTGCCGAAGAAATCACCGGTAGCTTCGGAAATCTCCAGCATCCCCTTCTCCCACGCCGGGAAGACGGAATCGATGAAGTTCCTCATGGGGGTCTCAAAACGTTCCCAGAACTTATCCGCGCCCCTGTTGTTGAGGTCGGTAAGCCGGTCGTTCACGTCCTTCATGCGGTCGTTCCACTGCTTGAGTGCATTCACGGATGCGAACGCCGCCACGCCGATACCCGTGAGGATACCAGGCAGGGCGAATGCACTCGGTGCAATGGAAACGAGGGACGAGCCGAGGGCGAAGATGTGGCTAGTCAGGGACAACACCGAAGCGGAGACTGTCGAGATGACAGACCCCAGCTTGATAATCTTCGTCAGGTTCTTATCGAGGTCCTTCGTGAAGTCGGAGAACTTCTTCGTGAAATCCCACGTAGCGCGAGCACCCGACAGTGCCGCCAGGGCGGTGAGAACCTTAGCTGCAGCTGCTTTATCAATCTTCGGGGAGATAAGCACGTGCCGGGGGCGGGTCAGAGTCGCCAGCTTCATGCGGGCACGTCCGGTATCCGCGTCTGCGTTGATAGTCACATCGCGGTCATCGTCCAGCTCGTCTAGCTTGTGCTCAGCGTGAGCGGTATCGAGGTCTACCTCAGCGTGTAGGACGTGCTTATCACGGAAGAACGAGTCGTTCTTGAGGTGGTCCACGTTGAACGAATCCTTGAAACGCTCAACGGCGGCGCGGTTCGTGAACTTTTCACGGGCACGCTCAAGACGTTCCAGGCGCTCACGTAAGATATGAACTTTCAGCCCGGCCCGCTCAAACGCATCCGCCCAGCGGTCAATTTCTTCGGAGTTACCGACCTTGACGGCGCGTCCATGCTTGTTAGCGAAGCTCGCTTGCAGACGTTCTGCCAGCTCAACGTTGCGGCGAAGCTGTTCAATGGAGTCCCTGGCGTCTGCCTTGAAGTCATCGAACAGGTGCAGCTTACGCTTACGGGTGAACACATCCGACATACTCTTGTCGAACGTCTTCATCAGCTTTTCGTTCTCTTCCAGCTGCTTGCCAACCTTGCGCATCTCTGTCTGCATACGGCGAACACCGTTGGTATCCCCGAGTGCACGGTATCGGGATGCTTGCCGGGCGAGCAGAACCTCTGCGCGTTTCAGCTCAGAAATCCACTGACGCATGGGCTTCAAGCCGGAGCGGTACCCCTCAAAGGGGCGCGAGAAATCAATCTTGAGAAGGTCTTTAGCCCCTCGCGTGAAGAGGTTCTGAGCGCGGGTAATGTCTTGCAGTTCCTTGCGGTACCGCTTGAAGTTCTCCGCTTGAGAACGCACGCCGCGCGTAGCATCCGCCATGCGCTTTAGGTCTTTGATGTGCTGGTCTAGAGACTTATGCAGAGGTTTCAGCGGGTCGGAATCCCCGGAGACAACCAAGTCTTTGAGTCGTATCGGGTGGTCCTTGATGTGCTCTATGTTGCTCTCTAGCCGGTCGAAGAACTCCTTGGTGACATCCTGCTCACCCTCAATCTCGAACTGCCCATCCACGATATGGTGGAACTTGTTCACCATGCTATCGGCAATATCACGGATGCGCTCCGACATAGTGCGCATACGTCGCTCGGAGCGGTTAGCGCTGCGCTCCACCTCTTGGTTGAACTCCCTAAAGCCCTGAGTAGCTTCTCGGAACATGGAACGGTTTAAGCCAGCGCCAATTCCCACGGCGGGGATGTTCGGGGTCTGCCTGAGCCGTTCAATGAGCGCCTTATGCTGACGGTTGAACACATTATCGTCGAGCTTGAGCGGTACCTTTATCTCAGACTTCGCAAGACCCTTGACAATCTCGTCATGAAGCTGGTGAACAGTCTTCGCAGACTCCACGTGGACGTTGGGAATCTCGAAGTGATACTTGAACGCATCCTTCATGCGCTGGAGTTGTTCGCGCATGGTGAGCTTCGGCTTCACCTCAGGCTGCTCACGCTCAACGGACTCTTTGACCTGTTTGCGGACACGCTTCGTATCTACGTCCGCTTTTATCTTCACGTCACGGACGTTGCGAGTAGCTTGCTTGAGCTTTTCGCCAACGTTGTTCACATCTACGTCGGCCTTGAGGGATACCCGTGTATCAAGCTCACGCAGCTGTTGTTTCAGCTTTTCAAAGGCAGAGCGGTCTAACTCCGGGGTAACCCGGATGTGCATAATCCGCTCTGCCTGCTTCTTCGCCTTCTCCAGGGTGGGGCGAAGTTTCTGGTTGAAATTCTCCGCATCAGGGAGAACGCGTATGTGTACGCGCCCGGCTTCAAAACTTCCTGCCGCCAAGGGTCACCTTCCTATTTATTCTACGTCCGTGCCGGGTGGCGCGTATGAATCCTCTGGACTCTGCTCTTCCTCCTCCGTGAACAAAGTTCCCCAGTCGATAACCCCGGCGGCCGCTTCCATAGCAAACGCTTGTTTTTCCATAGCCGACATAACCTCATCTTTCGAGAAGTTAGGCTTAGGCTTACCACTCTCATTATACGGGGATGGGTACTCCACAAACTCCGGGGGTTCGGAGTTTTTCTCCTGGTTAGCGGTGATGTACATGTTACGGAATGACGTAATGGAGTCCGCGATGTATTTGAGGGTCATCTCAAGACGGGTGTAACCAAACCACGCGTCCTTCGGGTCTGCATCCTTAGCTGCTTCGGAATCTGGTTCCGGCTCTGGTAGTTGATGCCTGTATAAACTACGCTCCTCGAAAGCAAGCCGGGACAATAAGGCTTTGGTAACCTTACTATCCCGGCTTGCCCACTCACGCAGCGGGTCATAGTGGTACAACGCTATGAAGTCTGCGCAAATAACAGGCTGTGTTGTTAGATATTCAAAGAGCGCGCGACGTTTCCCAGTTCGCCCACGTAACCCATGACGAAGTTACTCATGTCGCCGATACCGGCCAAGGTATCGTGTGAGCGCCACTGAGCAAGGTTCTCTTCGGGGACAACGGTATCTTCAAAGATTTGCAGGATAGCGCGGGTACCCGCCAAGTCCACGCCGGGGTTCTCTTCCTTGTCTTCCTTCTCTACAATCTTCCAGATTGACATAGTTTCTGAAAGAAGCTGGAGAGCAACGGTGCCGCGCAAGGTTTCAAGTGGTGTAACAAGACGGTACAGCGGGCTAGTGCGCGGGTCCGGCAAGTCCTCCAGCCCCTCAGGTTCGGGCGTGCTATCTGCTACAGACTCGGTCACCTGTGCCTGTACCTGTGCTGCTGGCGCTGCTGCAGCGGGGGTGGCCTCCTGCTGGATTCGGTCTAGTGCCGCGTTGTAGCGGTCTGCCTCTGGCGCGAACTCCGCCGCGACCGGGATAGCGCGTCCATCTGCGCCAAATACCAAGCCGGGGGTTTTGTTGGTGTACTCGTTGGGTTGGTTGCCCAAAGCATTTCCTCTCACTAAAACAAAAGTGCCTGTGACTCATAATGAGCCACAGGCACAGTATAGCATGTGCGCTATGTACTAGCTTTAGCCGCCAACACGGCCACCAGCTGCGGGCTGTCCTCCTGCAGCGGGAGCTGCTGCTTTCTTCTTCGGAACGATAGTAGCGATAGCATCCTTCGCACCGGCGGTAACCTGCTCTGCGGTAGGTGCAAGCACAGTTGCCGTGACGGGGATAGGCACAAGAGCGCCCTTCGAGGTCTCACCGCGACCATTGGCCGAGAGCTGAGCGTTCGGCATGTAGTCGAACACGGTCATCTCAGAATCCGCGCGGATGAACAACAGCGAAGTGTTCACGGTACGCGGCTTGCCGCCGGACCACTGGATAAGCTCTGCTTCGGTCTCTTCCAGGGTTGCCGGGTCGTTACCGCCCTGAGTCAGCTGGAGAACACGCTTGTTGAAGGTGTGCAGAGTGAACTCGAACTTGGTGGTGATGTTACCACGGATGTTACGTACTGCAGCAACCTCAGCGGTGTCGATAACGGTAGCGTCGCCGCCGTCAGACGAGAAGGTGGGCAGGGTCTCCGCAGAGGTCAGACCGATAGGTGCCCAGCCGTCAGGGTAAGTAGTGCTGTCGTCGGCCTTGAACTTGCCAACCGCACCCTTCGGAGGAGGTGCGAAGGTACCCGTCTTAGGGGCCAGCACCGTAACAAAGTCCGCAACAAGGACTTCACTCGGGTTATATTCAATAGGCTTAGCCATATTAGAGAACTCCTAGTTCTTGCAATGCCTTGGAAGGCTCTTCCATATTAGGTGCGCCAAACAGGACGTCCCGTGGCGCGAATGCAGTCAATGTTAGGGTGCTGTCTGACTGCTCCCCGGATACCGTCGTGACGGCGGCAACCGAAAATTCTGTATTGGGTGTCTGAGTTAGAGTATACCCTTTCAGCACCACGCCAGATACTTCCTTGCCTACTTCGGCACACTTCTGGATATAAGAATGCGCCCGCATGGCTAAGCTATCGGCAGAGACGTTGGCTAGATTGCCGGTGCGCGGTGAGTACACGCGTAGACGTATGTTCATCATCAACTTCCACAGCGTGCCCTCGGCGTTCACTGGAGTGTACGTAGCCCACATGACGTGGTGCTGAATCCACCATGATGGGAGTTTGCTCGGTGGCACGTTCTGAATCACATGCCCCGGCGCGAACTCTGACAGTAGACTCTGCATGGTTTCAGTTAAACTCAATGCGGTTTCCATTAGTAACCTCCGTGCCGGGTTCCGCGTGAACCTGAGCGGTCAATCTCTGCGTTCGCACGAACCGCATTCCAGTTGGTCTTCTGTAGTGCTGGCATAGGACGCGACAGGGCGTGCAGTGAGACGGCCTTAGCCGCTGCGCCAACCAGGAAGAAGTGCCCTCGCTGGAAGCGTGTAACCTTCTGCTTACGTCCGTTCGAGAACTGAATCTCGTTTGTCGCTATACCAAGCTCAATGATGTGCGCGGCGGGGTCATCGTTGTAGACAACCCTATCCCATACCGGGATATTCGGGTACTGCTGAGGTCCCTTGTAGAGCGACCGCCGTACCCCGAAATGGTCTACGTAAGAATCAGATGTAGATTTTCTGTAAGGCTCCGCAGAGGCTTTCGCGTCGTTCTTGATAGCCTCCGCAACACGGTCAAGCGCGCGTGTCCTGGTGGATACCAACGACGCGGCGCGCTTCGAGTTAGTTCGGTACAGCTCAATTCCGTCACCCAAGAGGTACCCCCGATAACTCCCTATCGTTGCCCCGGGTTATCGCAACCTTATCGTGCTGAGTGCGAACTCCCATTCGGAAGACAACTTCGCGGGCGTTGATGGTGTAGTAGTACGGCTTCGAGGACGTTGGCTGTGGCTTGAGTCCTGCTTGCCTGGTGTACTTTCCGGGGGTGTAGACCACGACGGCATTCACGGGGAACTCGTCTTGGTACTCTTGAGGCAGTGACTCGCGTAGCTTATCGAACGTGCCGGGGGGAGATGTTAGCGCTCCGGTCGTAGAGAGTTTCGTACCGTAGTACTCTTCTCGCACCGATGAAGTTCTGGAGAGGTTATCAGACGCGATAGGCTGGAAGTTGCAGCGCACTACCAGGGGTTTCTGCATGTACTCCACTGCGTACATACCGTCTGGCTTGAGTACACTACGCGCCGGGTAAATCTCCACGACGTGGCGTGGGTTGGATACTAACGTCATCCGCAGAACCACCCCTTATTCCACCCCGGTGTGGGGGATGCTGTAAACGTGGGGTCTGGAGACATCTTGACCGACCCTACAAAAGACTCACGGGTCTTGCATCCAAGACCCTCAAGTTCCTTATCAGTGAACCAGATGTTCGGGGACTGTGCCACGCGGTCAATCTGAATCTCGTATGCGGACTCTTTCTCGGAGATGTATCCTGAGCGGTCGTCCTTAGCGACGCGCATGACGGCGGCTACGACAACGGCACGAATGCGTACCGCCGTGAGCTTATCTGGTTCTTCCTTGCCCGCAATGATGTTTGCCAGGCGAGGACAATACCCCGCGAGCATGGCGAGGGCTTCCTCAATCTTAGACGCAATGAATTTCTCAGAGCGGTCTACGACATCACCGTCTAGTGCGGTGTACACATCTTCAACAGTGACTTCCATGCTCACAGGGTATATTCCTTACTTGCTGGCGCGGGAACGAGTGTTCTTGCGCGCCGGGGTTTTCTTCTCTTCCTCAGCGGGTTCCTCAGCGGGTTCCTCAGCGGTTTCCTCAGCGGGTTCCTCAGCGGGTTCCTCAGCGGGTTCCTCAGCGGGTTCCTCAGCGGGGTCCTCGGCGGGATCCGCGGCGGGGTCCGCAGCGGGGTCCTCGAAG